GGTAAGCTGAATAGCGGGATGGGGCTTTATAAGGTTGATTTTACATCATGGAGAAAAAGTTCAGTTCAAACAGAGGTAAAACCTGATGTTGTTAAAGTTACTCCTAATACATCTAATTATCTATTTATTCAATATGCCAATTCAGTCGAAATCCCTTCATATAAGATAAAAGTAATAGGATTAGGAGATAATGTTCTTAAGTATCAATATGCAACTGAAAATGGTAGAAAGGAGATTAATATTGTAGAGGGTGAAAATGAATTACCTACATCTATTAAGGTTAGTAATGATTATCAAATTGGTTATAGATTAACTCCAGGCACAAGTGTTTTTACCATCACCCAAATCCCTGACTACCCCAACCAGCTCTGCTACGACGGCAAGATGTACGCCGTCTGCTACGACTTCCCGATATTAACGGATTACACGGTGATGGCGGAGAGGACGTGGTTTGAAATTGGTAATAATTCCTGTTTTGCTTCCAAACGTATAGGAGCAAATAAAGGAGCTTTTGCTATTGAATATCGTAAATTATATGCAGAAAACTTTGGTTCATATAATGCTATCACTTTTGTTGCCAATAAAAAAGAAATAATTGTTCAATCAAAAGAAAAATATAATGATAAAGATTTAATTGCAGGCAATGAAATAGATACTAATCAATTACTTATTGGCGGTATTAGTTTGAACAATAACAGACTTAATGAACCATATATCGGCTGCCACGGCAAAATCATCATCGCCGACCGCAGCTTTACCGAAGATGAAATCACTTGGTTAAAGGAAAATATTTATAATATAGAGATTTAATTTAAACAATATGACAAGACAAGAAAATCCTAATTTTGTAGCATCTAAGTATGCTCCAAATCCTAAAGAAGTTTCATACTGGATTGACTTATCATCAGATACTACAGGTAATGTAATTAAAAGCTTTGATGGTAAGCAGTGGATACCCACTAACTACAAAGAGAATACAGACCAGTCTGAACGTATAGATGAACTTGATGCTAGTTTAGCATCTGAGATTAGTAGAGCTAAATCTAAAGAATAGCAACTTGAGAATACTATCAATACTATTGATAATACTCATTCTACTGATATACAGGAAGTAAGAGAGTCTATTAATGAATTAGACAGTAGTAAAGCAGATAAGGCTACTACATTAGCTGGTTATGGTATTACTAATGCATATAATAAGACTGACGCTGACTTTAAAGCTACTTAGATAGCTAAGGCTGAATGTGCTAAGTTAGTTGCCTCTGCTCCTGAAACTTTAAATACATTAGATGAAATAGCAGCTGCATTAGGTGACGATCCTAACTTTGCTACTACTATAACTAATCAATTAGGTACTAAAGCAAATAAGTCTACTACATTGGCAGGTTATGGTATTAATGATGCTTATACTAAATTAGAAACAGATGCTAAGGCTATCGAAATAGCACAAGCCGAATGTGCCAGATTAGTTGCATCTGCTCCTGAAACTCTTGATACCTTAGATGAAATAGCTGCTGCATTAGGAGATGATCCTAACTTCGCAACTACTATTACTAATCTTATTGGTACTAAAGCTGATACAGCTACTGTGAACGCTTCATTAGATACAAAAGCTGATAAGGCTACTACTTATACTAAGACAGAAGTAGATACTAAGCTTAATGCTAAAGCTAATAGTGTAGATGTATACACTAAGTCATAGACTAACACAGCTATTAGTAATGCAACTAATAATAAAGTAACTTCTACTTCAGTTAACAGTATTCAGATAGTAGATGCTATACCAGAAGCAGATAGCCAAGTAACTGGAGTATTGTATATTAAACTTTCAACTGCTGCTTAATATGGGAGAGATTGCTATTAATGGTACTACATTCCAAGAGGTTGCTACAAACGGTAAGACTGTTCAAGAGATGTGGTTGAATGGTTCTTAGATATATGCTGCAGGTGACTTATGGTATGGAGTACGTTTTACAGGTAGTAGTCCTGACGGAGTAAGAACTGGTAATATGCAAATGCATAAAGACCTACCAGTACAATCATTATTCAAAGGCTGTAGACTTACTTCTGATGGTACTATTAAATACTTTAATGCTACAGACTGGGATCATTATGAAGATGGTTCCGAAGTAACTAATGGCATTGAAGATGGTAATGATATGGTTGAATTGCCTGATGCATACTATACTGTAGTAGTACATGGAGATTATGATTGGGAAATCAGAATGTCTTTATATCCCTTAGAAGGATATACTAAGTTTAGTAAGAAGTATTGCTCTGCATATGAAGCTTATAGAGATGGCAGTACCTTATACTCAATTAGAAATCAAGTACCTACTGTAAATACTAATAGAACTACTTTCTTGACACAAGCTCGTAATGATAGAAGTAACAGTTATGCTATCTATACTTATGAGATACATAAGTTTATTACTTGGTGTTATGTAGTAGAATATGCTACCCTTAATAGTTAGAAAGCAGTTAATACTGCATTAACTGAAGAAGGTTATCATCAGGGTGGGCTTGGTAATGGTATTACTAATGGAACTAAGAAAGAAAACGGCGCTGATAGATGGGCCTTTGTACCTACAGGTACTACTAATTCATTAGGTAATGGTTCTGGTCAAGTACAGTATTCATACGTTAATACAGATGCAGAAGGTACTGAAACACAAGCCAGTCAATACGCTAATAGATATAGAGGTATTGAGAATCCATTTGGTCATATATGGAAGAATTGCTGTGATATTATATTTACAGGTACTACTAATAAAGTTTATTTAACTGACAACATTGAAAACTTCGGTAATGATAGGTCGTTGTTTACAGATAGTGGTTTAACTTCATTCCCTACAACTGGACAATGGGTAAAAAAGATAAATAACAACGCTGCTGCTGATTTATTCTGTCAAGAAGGAGGAGGCAGTAGTACTACTTATTTCTGTGATCATTATTGGACAAACGCTGATGATTCTAATAGAACTTTACTGTTGGGGGCTTGCGCTGGCCTTGGTTCTGCTGCGGGCTTATTCTATCTGTCTTCTAGCGTTGACCTTGGCAGTGCCCATGCTTATGTCGGTACTCGTTTGGTATATATACCGTAATTAATTTGTAATTTTATTTTATAGGTTGTCGTTCTAGCATTAACCAAAAGTTAGATAGGAGCTAACACTAGCAATAGTTCTAATGCAGGCTTATTCAATCTGAATTCTAACAATGACCTTAGCAATGCCAATGCTAATGTCAGTACAATGAAGCACAATTATCAGAGAACTATCAGTGATTTTCAGATTATTTGAGGAACGAGACCTTGCCTCTTGGCAAAAGATAACTAACCTAAACAAGTGTGTTGGTAACTTCGGTGAAGACTCACTTAGGTGCTTCAGATGAAAAGGTATAATAATTTATTTGAAAAGATTGTTTCAATAGACAATCTATATTTAGCTGATAAGAAAGCTAGAAAGAATAAGAGTAATAGAAATGATATTAAGGAATTCGACAAGTATAAAGATAGTTTATTAGTTAGATTACAAAGTACACTGATAGACCAAACTTATACTACCTCTAAGTATGATACATTTATAATTAGAGAACCTAAAGAAAGACTTATATTTAAATTACCTTATTATCCTGATAGAATTGTTCATCATGCTATTATGAATATATTAGAACCAATTTGGCGTTCTGTATTTATTACTAATACTTATAGTTGTATTAAGAAGAGAGGAATTCATAAGGCATTATATGATGTACAAAGCGCATTGAAAGATAAATAGAATACAGTATATTGTCTCAAGTTAGATGTAAGAAAGTTTTATCCAAGTATAGACCATGAAATATTAAAGTAGATAGTTAGAAAGAAGATTAAAGATAATAAGCTACTTGCATTATTAGATGGTATTATAGACTCTGTAGAAGGAGTTCCTATTGGTAATTATCTTTCTTAGTTCTTTGCCAATCTTTATTTGTCATACTTTGATCATTGGCTTAAAGAGGATAAAGCTGTAAAGTATTACTTCAGATATGCAGATGATATGGTAATACTTCATAGTGATAAAGAATACTTAAGACAATTACTTGATGAAATAAGAGAGCAGTTAGGCACACTTAAATTAGAAATTAAAAGTAATTATCAGATATTCAGAGTAGAAGATAGAAGTATATCTTTTGTAGGATATAAAATCTATCACGATTATACTCTGATTAGAAAGAATATTAAACACAAAATGTGTAAGAAAGTTGCTGCTATGAATAAACTTAAGCATATGACTTATAGTGAATATAGGTAGCAAGTCTGTAGTCATATTGGTTGGATGAAACATTGTAATGGTATCAATCTACTAAAGAAGACAATTAAGTATCATTAGTTGATTGAATATGCTAGAAGCTCGTAAGAACCGCTATTAGTCTTAACTAAGTTTAATCGAGTAATAGCAACTTATTTACAATGTAAACGTTTATTAATTATAATCTCGAACAATTTTCAGAGTCCCTGCCGATTTTAAACCCCTTATGAATCAGCTGGGACTTTTTTGATTTACACTTTATATCATTTACTATCTATGAATTATTATCAGTTAGGAGAGCATACAATGCCTATATTTAAAAACATGTTTAGTAGTACAGAGAAATTAGCATCTGCTGCATTAGGTGGATTAATATCTCTATACTCACCAGTATATGTTCCTATTACAGCTCTAGCTGGCATTATCATAGTTAATACTTTATATGGGTGCAAAGTAAATAAGAAATATAAAGACGATGAAATATTAGCACGTTCAAGGAGATTAACTTCAAAAATATTCTATAAGCTAAGAGATGCAATAGTTGCTATATGTGGTGCGTTTACTATTGAGAAGTTTATAGTAACTTCTATAGATTTACACGCTATTGAGTTTATAGCAGGTGCTATAGCTTTAGTAGAATTCTTCTCCTTACTTGAGAACTTAGGTAAACTACATCCTAGATGGAAAGTGTGGAATATACTTAAGAAGATAGCAAAGAAGAAAGGGGAATAGATATTAGATGTCGAATTAGATGAAGAACTTTCAGATGATACCAATAGTAATAAAGATAATTAATTGGTTCAGTAACAATATCAGAATAGTCGCAGTAGGTTTAGTTAGTTTACTTATTGCGACTGTTTTGTTTTAGAACCATTAGTTAAATAAAAAGAATGCAGAGATTAACAGAATAACTAACAATATTAGAGCTTATGAAGAGATAGCATCTAATAAAGAGGCACACAATAGAGTATTACAACTTACTATAAATGAACTGAATAATAGTAAGGATAGCTTGATACAATAGATAAATCAAGTAAAGAAAGATAATAAAGTCAAAGATAAGAATCTAACCAATGTAAGTGTAATCAATACTGAGATTAAGGATTCTGTGAAAACAGTAATTAAAGAGAAGTTAATAGACTTCGATAAAGAGTTAAAACTTAATGACTTAACAACTATCATAGTTAGTAGAAAGGATTCAATCCTAACAGCCAAAATAGATATAAAAAACTAGTAGACAATATTCGTAACAGAAAATAAAGAATATAAGAATACTTATAAGAACTGGCTAGTTAGATTCTTTCACTTTGACTTTAAAAAAATATATATCAAAAATTACCAGATAGTAAATAGCAATCCGTTGATCAAAGTAACGGATACACGGGTAATAGAAATTCCCGACAAATAACATATTCAAAACAATATTAATCAATAATAATATGCATAGAATATTTCGTGTGAAGGCTTACGAGAAAGAACACGGACCTCACTTCAATGAGGAATATGCTCGTAAAGCTGTAATGAAGATGGAAAATGAGGACGGTACTCGTGGACCACATTGGTCTTTAGAAGAGACTACCACATTGGCCAGTCAATACGGAATTGCTCTAGGAAGCAAATTCAATCGTTATGATTGGTTTGTAGCATTAAATATGGTTTACTCTGATTACTATAGAGTTATTATGAACATTACTGGTTCTAATAATACTAAACACTACGTTGAATTTGCAAAAGCTTGGCTTAATGATAAAGATATTGACGAAGGTAAGATGTGGTATTATTATATTTACGTAATGTGCGATCATATCAGAGAAGCTGAAATGGAATGTTACGAAGAGAAAATGTCCAAGTATGAAGATGAAGAAGAAGACTTTGGACATTATCGTAGAGGTGGTAGACGAATGGGTATGTTCGGAAGACGTAGCATGTATGATAAGGATGATTATGAAAAGAGAGACTACGAAAGAGTAGAACATGAATATGATCCTTATGAGTACTCTCGTAGAGCCACTCGCTATGTCAGATATTAATTAAAATCAATTTTTATAAACTAAATCAATTATGTTAGAAGATAGAATTATCGTGCAAGATCGCGGTATCGACGCTGGTCTCGCTGCTTTAATGCAAAATGCTAATAAAGGTATGGATCCTGCAGCTTTGATGGCTATGATGAACAACAACGGCGGTTTCGGTGGAAACGGCGGTTGGTGGTGGATCTGGATCATTCTGATCTGGTTCTGCTGGGGTGGTAACGGTTTCGGTGGCCGTAACGCTGGTGCATTAGCTTCTGAACTAAATACTGATGCTAATACTAATTTGCTCATGTAGGCTATCAATGGTAATAAAGATGCAATAAGCAATCTGTCAACTACTTTGAACTGTGACATCAATGCAGTTCAGTCCGCTTTGAATCAAATCAATGCTGGTGTAAGTCAGATCTCTTGTGATACTAAGTTGTCAAGTTGTGAAGTAATTAATGCTATTACTTCTGGTAATGCAAATCTTGCTTCTCAGTTAGCTAACTGCTGCTGCACAACTCAGCGTTCTATTGACGCTGTAAACAACAATATCACTAAGATGGGTTATGAAAATCAGTTGTCTGTATGTAACCAAACTAATAACTTGGTTAACACTATGAACAGCAATACCCTGTCTCTCCGTGATAACAATACAGCTAATACTCAGTCTATAATCGCTAAGCTTGATGCTATGCAGAACCAAGCTCTGTTAGATAAGATTGATGCTTTACGTGAAAAGAACTCTACGTTGATTGCTTAGTTGAGTAATGAACATCAGACAGCTGCTGTAGGTACAATGATCAACCAAGCTACTGCACCTATCGTAACTAGACTTAACACTCTGCAATCAGATGTAGACGGCATTAAGTGTAAGTTGCCTAATACAGTAAGCGTACCTTATCCTCAATTGTCTGTATATAATCCAGAAATTTTCAGAGCTGCTGCTTACGGAGCATTTGCTGGTGATACTTATGCAAACTATGGTTTGAGTTCACAATGTGGTTGCTAATAGAAAGGAGGTAAATTATGTTTCCTTTCTATAATACGCAAACATCGTTTCCCCCGTTTTGGGGAGCTGGATTCCCGTTCTTCTTTGGAAGACGTCGTCGTAGACTGAATACCATATCTGGTATACCTGTACTTAGAACTACTGGAGTAGTGGCTACATCTACAGAAGTAAGATATGATGTTAACTACGCAGATTACAGAAGTTTGCCTAACGAAGGTCTGTTCTTCTTAGATGTAAGATAGGCTTCTCCTACGGCTAGTGCTTCTCTGCCAGTTGGTTTATCAGATAGTGAGTCTGATAACACTACTCAGTCTTTACTTCGTAACGCTTTACAGGAAGATGTACAAGCTGGTGACTTGCAGGTTAACTTTAGATATTTGATTTATTACAACAAATGTAATAATACATATCAGTTAGTAAATGCATACCCTGCTAATATAGCTGCACCTGGTGCTTAACAATAAAGGGCTCTTAATTGAGCCCTTTTAAAAATATTTAATTATGTTATTTAACCAATTGAAAACTGGAGATAGCGTCTATATAATAGAAGTAATTGGTACATTTAAGAAGACCACAGAATATAATGTAGGGTCTGTAGTATCAGTATCAGGCGCATATGATGAACCACTACCGACTAATCAATTTCCTATGCCTAATCAACCTAGGAAGAAGGTAGTAGATGTAACAATACAATGTAATGGAGAGTCTAGAAAGTTTACTATTCCTGAAAATAAATCAGTAATTACAGATACTAATCTAGGTCTTACTATCTCTACAGATAAACAAGAGATAGTGAATATACTTAGGAATTAGTACAACACTTATAAAGCTAGGAAAGAGTCAATAGCTAAGTGTGATGAAGAAATGAGTAAGTGCTAGGCTTTACTTGAGAAACTGGATATACCGAAGGAAACTACTAATACAGAAGATCCTAGGATAAAGGAACTACAAGATGAAGTAAACGAATTAAAGAATATAATTAAACAAGCAAGTTCTATGGTTCCACCACCTATGAAATAGATGTTACCACAGAATATGTAGAATGTAATGAAAGAGGTTGATCAATAAGGTCAACCTTTTTTTGTTTTAAGCTTGTACAGGAAACGCTATTAGTTGCGATAAGGGATTGTATAGCTGTACACATAAAATGCCTCTAATCGCTTTAAAATGCGTTCTAGGTATATTAACGTTAATAGAATTTTATATGTCACTTAATAATATAATAGATAATATATTATAGATTGCTCGTAATAATAATATTACAGAGTCAGAACATCTAAGCAGACATTAGATCGAACTCTGGATAAAGTATTATAGAGCAATGCTTATAAAGTAGGCAATAGATAAAGGTTATGATGTAGATGAAGCGTATGTCTCTACAATTGAACCTATTCATCTTGATGTAGTATAGACTTGTCCTGGTAAACATGTATATGTAGGAGATAGAGAACTACCAGCATTAATTAGCTTTAGATACAGACCAGGAGTAGTAGCAGTAAGAGATATGTATGGTAACATTATATAGTTGGGTAATTATACTAAAGCTAAACTATAGAGATACAGAAAAGCTACTTGTAAAGATTATATTGCATGGGTTAAAGGTAGTAAAATATACGTAGAAGGAGATTCTAATTAGTTAGAGTACATAAGTATTGATTGTATATTAGAAGATCCGGTTAACGATATACCTTGTTATAATCCTGATGATGAATACCCTGTTCCTGCTGCTATGGTTCCAACTATAGTACAAATGATATTAGAGAAAGAATTAAGAGTATTAGTAACTCAACCTAGTGATGTAACTAATGACTCTAAAGATGATACACAAAATATATATAGTAAGAAATGAGAGAACGACTAACGTATGACAGAAAGTGTTATACCATTGCTGATTACTATATAAGTTATAAGGAATACATTGAGCCTAATACTTAGTATGATGTAGATTTAAAGACCTTTAAAGCTATAGTTACAGATTACTTTAAATTTATTAGAGATGAAATCATGCTTAATTGTAAAGAGTTCAAGCTACCTTGTAGACTTGGTAAGTTGTCTATAATTAAGCATATGCCTAAAGAATTTACAGGTAAAAGTTTAAGATGGGACTGGAAAGCTACTAGAGAAACAGGCAAACCCGTATACTTACTTAATGAGCACTCCAATTACTTTAAGTACAGATTCTACTGGCAAAAGAAAGATTGTCTATTGATTAATAAAGGAGCTTATTAGTTTGTAGCTTGTAGACAAAACAAGAGGGATCTCGCCCAACTCATTTTCAAAAAATTAAAAGATTATCCAGAATTATGATAGTAAACAGAATGATAAGTTCTAAATCCGTTATAGCTAAAGTAATAGCAGATTTAGATCTTAAAGAAGACCAAATAAGAATTACAGATATCAGAGAATGGATACTCGAAGCTATACTTAAGATAGGAGCCATTCAATAGTACGATCATAAAGTAGTTATTCTACCTATTATAAATCATCAAGCAGCTTTACCTTGTGATTTATACAAACTGGGTCAAGTAGCTTTCTCATTCTAGAATGATGGTGGTTGGTTGCCTATGCGTAAGACTACTTCAAGCTTTGGGATATTTCATGATAGAGGATGCGGTAAACCTTGTATGTTGATACACGATACTGAGTTATTTCCATTAGTAAAGAATATGTTCAATCTTACAAGTGATACAGAGGCCCTGCAGAAATTAAATGAAGATGCTAGTTTACGTCAAACCCTTAGTATCTTACTTAATCAATGGACAGTAGGTACAGTTAATGGTAAATATGTTAATGGATCTATAGGTCATAGAGATAGCACTATGTTTAGTAATGAATTACAGTATATGACTAAACCTGGTTATATAATGACTAATATACCTGAAGGATTTGTTAAAGTATCATACTATGCAATATTTACTGATGAAGAAGCAATGCCAATGATACCAGATATCGAATCATACAAAGAAGCTATATTCTGGTATGTGACTATGAAACTAATGTATCCTAAGAAATTAAAAGGTCAGATTAGTCAAGGAGACTACTACGATATTCGTAACTCTTATAACTTTTATCGTAAATAGGCATATGCTGAAGCTATGATGCCTGGTACAGATGAAATAGAAAGTATAAAGAATACTTGGAATAAATTATATACAGAGTTTGACGATCACGATACATTCTTCTCTACTACAGGAGATGAACAGAATATATACAATTAGAATAGATAATTATGATTAGTAATACAGCTCAAATAAATACATTTTATGGTGGTATGAATATGGACAGTGATGCAGCTATATTGCCGAATAATCAATATAGATATGGTCAAGATGTTCGTATAATTACTGATGATTCTAGTACTAGTGGTGTTCTTTAGAGTGTAGAAGGCGCTAAGAAATATAATTACGGCATTAAAGGTACAGAAGAAATAATAGGTACAGCTACTATAAATGATATTGCAGTAATTGTTACTAAGTTAGTTGACGGTTATAATAAAATATATCGTATAGAGAATTTTGATTCTCCTAATTTAATTAGTACTGTTGTATTATAGGGTAAATTAAAACTATGTGAAAAAGCTAATTCAAATCAATTGAGTATAGTATTAAATTATGAAACGCAATCAAATATTAAAGCTTACTTTACAGATGGCAATTCATCTATTAAAGTAATCAACATTATGAGTGATAAGTATATAAAGTACCCTAATGTAGATAATCCTTTAGTAGATGCAGATGGTAATATACTTAATCCTGATAGTATTGACATAATACCTAATGCAATATTACCACCATTTGAAGTTACAGATATTGTGTCTGGTAACTTTCAAGCTGGTATGGTACAGTATTGTTATAGACTGTATAATAAACACTCTCAATAGACTTCATTATCTAGTTTGAGTAATTTAGTACATTTAGATGCTTCTGAAATTAATTCTCCATTAATAAATCACGAAGGGTCTTAGAAAGGCTCTTATACAGGTAAAGGATGTATAGTAAGAGCAAAACTTAGCACTAAAGATTTCAATAGATGTACTATAGTACGTATCTTCTATGAAGATAACAACTCTATTCCTACTTATTCTGTAATAGGTGATATTGAAATAGATACGAATTTAGATTACATAAGTTATACTGATACTGGTAGTAGTGCATTAAGCACTATGACATAGGAAGAATTTAATGCGTTTACTAGCTATTCTTTTATATGTAACAGTATTACTTCTCTATAGAACAGACTATTTGCGTCTAATGTTACAGAAACGTCTTGGATACCAATGATATATGATAACGATGATCTAGTAGAATACGATGCAAGAGTATATAGAGCTAATGCTAACAATTACGTTAGGTTAGAAACTGCTAATCCTGATGACTATGAATATTTCTCAATTACAGATTACGATGCTATGAGGAAAATTCCAAGACATCATGATTGCATTAACCCTTATAATGCGGCTAGATCTAGCTTTGGGCAGCCTACAGAATATGTATATGGAGAAGGAAATAAACTTGGAGGTAATGGGCTAAATATATCATATAGTTTTATTAATACAGAATTAAATGAAACTTATTCTCCTCTTACTGGCGTAGGATTGGCAAATAATGTGGGACTTGGTACTGGTAGTTTTACTACAAATTCTATGCCTATTTATGAATTAAATGGAAGTAAAATATATGATAGACCTGTAACTTCTGCTTATAGACAAAGAAATTATGCTGATCCTATTATAGCTTCGTTGTTTAAAAGTTATCAACGAGATGAAGTATATCGCTTTGGTATCGTATTTTACAATAGTAAATTTATAGCTTCTCCAGTGTTATGGATAGGAGATATTAGAATGCCTAATTTAGTCACAGCCCCTCTTCTTACACAATATGGTAGTTACTGGTACTCAAAACCTATAGGCATTAAATTTACGGTAAAGAACTTTCCTATTGATGCGGTATCTTATGAAATAGTAAGATGTGATAGAACAGAAAAAGATAGGACCATTGTATCACAAGGAGTTATCACTCCAATACATAATTATAAAATTGTTGAAACAAGAGATACTGGAGAAATAGGCAGAGGAGAAAGTAATAAAGACACTAATGAGTATAGGCCAATGCCATTTTTACATACTAAACGTAGAGGGTTGGTAATAGAAAGATCTGGAGCAGGCAAGGTTGGAAAAAGAATTGATAGTGAAGATATAACTGATAATTATTGGAGGTTTATATCACCTGAAGTATGTTTTAATGGAGAAAAGACTGAAGCTCTATTTAAAGACAATATATATCTTAGATAGGAAGCAGTTCTTATATCTGATTTCAGTAGACAAGATACAGATTAGCAAGGTACAAATGTGCAAAACTGGGTAGCTATGAATAACTCAGCTTAGCGTTTACCAGAAGGAACATCTCATATAACTAATAGAGCAAAAACTAAAGTATATAATTCTGATAATAATCCGTCAGCTTCAGCATCACAAGTATTTGCAATTCACAATGATGACTGGTACTGTGCTTATATATAGAAATTCTACTTTCGAGTAAATTCTAAATTTATAGGAAAGGAACAAAGCATAGTAGATGCAAAACTTCCAGCTATAATACCATACAATGCTGTACTAAACGGTGGAGTAAAACCTTATAAAGCTAGTATAGGTAACATTACTTATTCTAATTGGACTGCTAGTAATTTTTATGAGGGCAGAGATAATATAGATGTAATTACTTATGGCCCCGCTGGCCCATGTCTTATATTATAGGTATCAGATGATGATATACTTTCAATCCAACCTATTTCATTTTATCGTGATGGACATGCTAATGATAATTGCCCATTAATTGTAGTTAATGCAAAAAAACCATTAATACCATATAACGGTAATACTTATTCAGCTAGAACTAGTTCTACATATATACCTATAGGGTCATATGGCGATAAGAATAATCCTGTAGTATATGCTTTTGGGGGAGATACTTATATTGGTATTCTAGATTATCCATCTCAAATGATATTTCAAAGAAATGAAGCTTCTGGTAGTGATTCTTGGTCTGAACAAAAACGTTATTTCGGAGCGTATATTCCATTAGAAAGCACTATCAATTTGAAATTATCTATGGGGCAAATGACTAATAGAACATATAATGGTGCTTCAAATAATGTAGATGCATATTTGCAAATAGAACCTGTTCAATTAGGTACATATCATTCGCAAAGTAAACCTTATTATTTATATAATGACGCATACTCTGCATAGCCTGATGGAAAAATATTTAGTACTAGAGGATTATATGATGAAGCAAATGTAAAATCAGCTAATAGGGTATATGTTTCACAAGCTAAAACTACAAATGAGAATATAGATAATTGGTCTATATTTAAACCTGCTGATTTTATAGATGTAGATTATTAGTATGGAGAGATAACTAATATAAAAGGTATATTCAATAGACTATACTTCTGGTAGAATAATGCATTTGGTATACTATCTGTAAATGAAAGATCACTAATACAAGATAACAATGTAGGACAACTAGTATTAGGTACTGGTGGAGTATTGGATAGATACGATTATTTGAGTACTCTAAATGGTACTAATGTAGTTAATGATAGAAGTATTGTTAACTCTAGTAATAGCATATATTGGTACGATTCTAATAAGAATGAAATATGTAAATCTACAGGAAGTGGAATAAGTATAATATCAAAAGATTGTAACGTGCAGTCTTATATGAATAACATGTATAATCAAAAGACTAAAGGAGCTAATTCATTGTATGATAAGAAATATGATGAAGTATGGTTCAGACTGTATAATAAGTCTTTAATATATAATGAAAAATTAAACGCATTTACATCTTTATATACATTTGATCCAGATTTTACGTTACCTTTTACAGATAAAATTGTAACAACTAAGAATAATGAGTTCTATATCATTAATTCATTAGATATAGAAGGATTTGGTGATACTAGTAAAGACATTAGATTAAAGATAGTAGTAAACAAAGATCCTCAGTATACTAAAGTATTTGATAATATTCAGTTATAGGGAGACTTTATAGATCCAAATAATAAAATACTAACCAATGATATTCTTGATAGTATTAAATTAACTACTAAACACTAGGTAGCTAATAAAGACGGTTAGGATTTAGTATTTGACTATCGTGAAGATACTTATAGATTACCAGTTCCAAGACAGGATTCATTTGAAGAGGATGATAATATGTCATTCCCTGCTAGAATGAGAGGTAAATATATGATATGTGATTATAAATTTAAATCAGATAAGGATTATTCTTTTTAGATGCCTTAGATAACAACTACTTATAGATATTCTAGAATTTAATATGAAAAAGAATACAAAGAAAAGAAAGATATAGATTCCTGCTGCGTAGTTTGGTTTGCCGGTATCTTTAAGTAATATGTAGGAATTACAATCATCAATAGCTAGGGGGACTGCTCCAAATAACCCTAACAATCTTATGATTAAGAATAATCCTGCTAATACAAATATAGGAAATATATCAGAAATAGCTTAGGCAATACCTGGAGCCATAAATACATTGACAAGTCCTTTCTAGACTTCTACTGCTACTACTGGTGGAGAGGCTACTATGCAATCTCTTACTGGTATAGCGGAAGGTGCAGGATCTGGAGCACAACTTGGTATGACTATAGGTGGACCTGTAGGTGGTTTAGTAGGTGGTATTGCTGGTGCAGCAGTTGGTCTTATTGGTAAGAAAGGAAAAGCAGCAGAAATGACTTCGTTTACTGACTTTGATGAAGGTACTTTGGGTACTGGCTTAAGAGGAGCTTTTAGAAATAGGAAACTCAGAAAACGTAGAGCTGCTATAAGATTGAATGCATTTCAAAATAGAGAAGCTGTAGCTGGTACAGAAAGATTAGCTAATGAGTTTAATGAAGATAACACAGAGTTTGATACTGACGTATTTGAATACGGGGGCAGAGTTCCTTCATCATTGGCTTATGTAGATGATGGAGAATTAATACAGACTCCAGATGGGGCAGTAAGTAAAGTACCAGAACAAGGGCAACCTACTGATAGTAACTTGATTAATTTGCCCGAAGGAAGTAAAGTATTAAGTAATACTCTTAAAGTACCAGGTACTAAGAAAACATTTGCCCAATTAGGAGAACAAATGATGGCTAAAAATAAAAGTAAAGGAAAAGACATATACGCTTAGAATGCAGATATGCTTAACGAGATGAATAACAAACTAATGCATGACAAATTATTTGCTATGCAGGAAAGCATTAAAGCTAAGAAAGGCATTAAGAATAAAACTAAAGAACTAGAAAGTTTTGCTAGAGGAGGTGATAATACTCCAGCTGGATATAATGCTGCTGGTTTTATGATGGATCCTAGATTTGCTGGTGAAATCAGTATGGGAGTAAGTGCTCCTACACCAAGAGTTAGAGATACTTGGGGTATGAAAGGTGACGTTACTGCTCCTTGGGATAATTATGGTAGAGTATCAGAAGTAAATGCTGGTACATTACCTGAAGTGACTATTACTGCTCCCAAAAGAACTAAATTTAGTAGTTCTTAGACTATTTCTAAAAAGGCTACTCCTAGAGTAGCTAAATCTGTAGTTGCTCCAGAGATAATGTCTGATTTAAGTACTATTGATGAAATAGTACCAGAAGTATCCGCTACTCCTCAAGACATTAGAACTAGAAGTATAATGCCTACTATAGGTACTAATCCTGCTGCTACTACTGTTAATACTCCAGAAGCAAGTAATCCTAACTGGGTAGACGCTATTGGTGACTTTGCAACACTGACTCCAATAATGTCTAATCTATTCACAGGTAATCCAGAATCAGTATAGGCTAATTATAATCCGTACGCATCTGCTATTGTCAATACTATGGGTAGACGTAGATATAACATTAATCCTTTACTTAGAGATATAGAGCAAAATAGAGATGTGGCTAATTATAGTGCAAGTCAACAAATGACTAATACTGGTCATAATATGGCATTTAGATTACAGAATGCTATCCAAGCAAATAAAGCTAAAGCTGCAGCCAGAGCTACTGAAAGTAATGTTAACAATCAGTACAAAGGTGAGTATGCTAATGCTATGAATGATCTCGGTAAACAATGGGTTAATGCTACAAATCTTGCCTCAGATCTCAATGCATAGAATAGAGCCTCTGCTCGTAATATTCGTAGAGCTGGATTAAGTCAGTTGAGTCAATTTGCACAGAACAAATCTCTTATGCGTAATCAAAGTAAGAGAGACAAAGCTATGCTCGAATTATATAAACCGTTCTTACAGGCAGGATTTACATCAGATGCTATTAAGAATTGGAGTAAGTACTTAAGATAATAGGATAAATTATGTAGGCAAATAGATATGATAGAGCTGCAGAAGCTCCTATATTAAACACATACGTTCCTATTAATTTTGGTGAATTATATAGGATAGGTGCAGCACAGAAAGAAGCTGTAGATTAGGCTGCAAAAGATTTAACGAATACAATTACTACATTTGGAGAGTTTCAATCTCCTTCTGCAGTAGATACAGAAAACTACTATAAGAACTCTATAGGTAAGTTCTCTGATTTGATTCAAGAGGCATCTACTAATCCAGATGCTATGAAGGATGTTAACTTTAGGTCTAGATTACAATAGAGAATTAATAACATAGATTACGGTTATTTAAGTAGACTTAAGTAGAGTAGAGAGGGTATGCTTGCTAGATAGAAAGCGAATCAACAATTAATGTTATCTGGTAAATATAATCCTTTGTGGCACGATGTAGACTTTACTAATTATGATACAGCACAGGATGATATATTCAATGATATATCTCCTTTAGCTTATAAATCAGAAGTAGACTTAGTTAAACCATATGTCGATAACCTGAAGGCTAGCTTCATGGGAGTGTCAAATGGTTGGATACACTCTGGAGTATCTACGGATAGAACAGATTATGAAATTCAAAAGAATCTATCAAGTATACAGAATACTCCTGAATACCGTAAGCATCTTGAAATATTACAAAGACAAGGCCTTAGTAAAGAAGATGCAGAGTATCAACTTAATAATACTCTAATCACAGCTGGTAGAGAGTTTGCATATGATTAGGCTGAACGTGATCCTTGGTGGATGGAAAGTGCTAAGTTACAGATGAAAGCTGCTGTTAATAGAAGTGCTCAAGCAATGAACAATCTTACTACTGTATTACATAGAGATGCTCGTAAGACATTGATGGATAACTTTAGCGGTCTTACTCCTGATAAAGTATCTGTAGTAATGTAGAAAGGTGTAGATGCATTATCCCCTGAAGATTAGGCTACTTATGCTGCTAATACTAATCCTGCTGTAATGCAGGCTAGAATGCGTAATAGCTTTAACCAAATAGCAAGAAATCACAAGAGTCTTGTTGCTGCAGAGAACTATCTGTTAGATGTTATGTCCAGTCCACTTAGCCCTGAAGTAAGTGATGTATATGCTAAATAGGGTACTAATGGTACTAAAGCTTATGGTGGATATGAAGCTAACGATACTCGTAACTTTATTCTTGCTGAAGACTTTGCTTACGGATTAATGGGAACCACTCGTTCAAATGTTATTAATCCTGGCGGTAGAAATGCTAAGAACTTGAGTGATACTACAGTTAAAGGTATGGTAGCTCGTGATAAATTTAAACACAATTGGCAAATGGGTAATAAGTATCACGACTTTATTATCAAAGGTGATCCTAAAGTAACTACTGATGGTAACTTCTTATACCAAAGAAAATACGCTTATATTCCTATTGAGCAAATGAGTGATTTCACTCCTGAAGAAAGAGCTGCAATGGGAATGAGAAAGGTTAAATTAGGAAATACAACTACATCTACAACAGATAGATAGAGTTCTACTAGTGATGGTACTTCTAGAACCGTATCAGATAAAACAAGAGAATTTATTAGAGTTCCAATTTTAGGTTTAATACCAGATGAAGGTGAGTCAGCAATTACAAGAGATGCGGCTTGGACTCACGATAATAGACATTTAAGCAGTAGAACTACTGATACACAGAATCTCATTTCAGAGTATGAAAGAATGAATTAATATCTATTATGGATAAAATACTTAATACTAAACAAAGAGCAAGAGATTTCGAGCTCTACGATACTCCAAAGCTAGATACCTTTGGAATACAAGAATATAGTCAAGAAGCTAGATAGGCTCAGTTGCTTAATGAAGCAGCTGAGTCTGTTCATAAGCAATTAGAAGAAGCAGACTATAGCAGACCTAAGACTGACCAAGATGATAGTTCTCGGTTTAATCCTTGGACACTTATATCAGGTACTATAAATAAAGCATTGAAAGAATCTGGTATAGCTAATGCTATTGCAGATCCTTGGAGACAAGCTAATGTACAAGGTCATTAGGTTAACTTGGATAAGAAGTATAGTGAGCTATCTTCTACTGAAGGATTATGGGTTCCTCAACTAGAAAATGCTAAAGACTATTTAAATTCTAAACAAGAATTAATAGACTTAAGTAGGAATATAGAGCTTAATGGGTATAACTGGTCTGATTCACAATTAGCTGCAGCCTATACTCGTTAGAATGAATTGAGCCAAAAAATTGCTCAATTAGAACCTGCTGTTAAGGAAATGGCTAGAACTAATCCTTATCTGCAGGATATATTTTATGAAACAAGACCTCAAGAACTATTTAAGAATCGTGAGAAGTTTGGTAGTGTTAAAGATTATTTAAAATATTTAACTTATGACTACCTTAATGCAAATTACTCTGCTGACTTAAATCCCAATAATAACTTTAAACACATGTTGTCTGCTGAGGGAGTTAATACTATATTTGGTAATATAGGTAAACTCAGTCCTGAACAAATGTAGTTTATGTGGGATAGTAGAAATAAGAATGATATGAATTCTCTTTCTACACAAGTAAGTTAGTTAGATGAAGCTTTACAGGTAGCTAATGCCAGAAAGAAATCTAAAGAAGAAGATATTCAAGCTAAGATTAACACTATCAAGAAAGGTAATCTATTATTCGATCCTACTAAGATAGACCCAGAATTCAAAGCTAAATTCGAGAGAAACGAAATTAGTATCGACGATCCTATGAGTTGGTATTACGCATTGCCTCATTTAGGTAGTAGTTACTCAGAATTTGGAGCTATGATTGGTCAAATGGGAGCCAGTGCTATATTGAATGGAGTAGCTAAAGGAGCTCTCTCTGCAAGCTCTGGTGGTACTTTACCTTTGTTATATGCTATGACTGAAGCTGGAGTTAACTATGCCATAGCTTCTTATATGCGCGATAGTGAAACATCTTCAGAAGCATTCTCTGCATATCAAGAAAGAGTACTTAATGGTGCTAATGAATTAGGTATTAATATTTCTAATATTACTAATCAGACGAAGTCTAGATTGGCTTCATTAGGCTATCCTGTAGATAATATGAATGATTATGAAATATTTCAAGCATCCGTAGCACAACAGTTAAAGACTGACGATCCAAGATATAACGAAATACTTGACGAATCTAAAAAGGGTTTAGAAGTATTAAAACAGACTAACTCAGCCTTATCTATTCCTGATTATGTAGAATCTACTTTATTCTCATATGGTGGCCAATGGCTGTCTAGAGCATATGGTATGCGTAGATTACTGGGTAAGACTCCTAACATGGCTACTTCTGCTGAAATGGCTTAGTCAGTATCTAATAGAGGATTAGCTGAGGCAGGTAATTCCATACTTGATAATACCCTTACCAGAGTAGCTGATAAGATATCTAAGAACCCTATGGGTAAAGTAGCTACTAAGGATGCTTTAAGTACTATTACTAAATTAGGTAAAGCTTTAGGATTAAGTTATTTTACTGAACGTACTGAAGAAGGTGTTCAGAATTTAGTATCTAGTAGATATCAAAAAGGAGATTATGATAATGCTGAAGGATATTCTTTGTTAAGTGGTGCAGCCAATATGGCTAATCTAGGATTAGAAGCCAACTTAGCTTACTATGGAATACATCCAGATAATACTCTTAATACAGATAAGGATCTTATCAATGAAATGAAGATTGGTGGATTTACTGGTTTGTTTATGACAGGAGTATATGGAGCTAGGGATGTATATGAAGGCACTAAGCAGGTATTAACAGACAATAAACTTAGAGGTCTTACTGCTGATCATTATGCTGATGCTGAAAGAGATAACAAAATAGATCAGTTTATCTCCGCTTCTAAGTAGAATGGTAATAACTTTGGTAGAATACGTAACTCTTTACAATCATTGAAACAATATAAGCCAGAAGGTGTAACTGATGAAATGATTGATGAAGACATAGCTTTAGCTAATACTGTATCTACTTATGTCTCTAATAAAGAACTTAATGATATAGCTAATCAAATTAATGCTACTTTTGGTGATACACAATATAATCAGATTATCAAGAATGCCATTAATTTACGTGATAGATTGAATGATCAGACACAAGCTTCTGAAAATTCTACTAAAGCTATTGAAGAACTTGAATCTAAAATACGTAATGATAATACGTTAGATAGTATGTTTAGACTAATGTATAATCAATATGTAGACGAATTAGAAGGAGATGAAGCAATAGACTTTGTTCAATATAGAGAGAGTGCTATTAATAATCTTATAAATAATACTTATTTTAAAGTTCTTAATACTATTGATACGGAGCTATCTAATAGAAAGCAAGATTTAAAACGTCTAAAGTAGGACTTAAACTTAGACGTCAACATAGATGGTATATCCGGAATTCAGAAGTATATTAAGAACCTAAAGAAATAGAATAAAAGAACAGCGGAGCAACAAGAAGCATTAAACGCTATAGCTCTCCCCTATCAAGAGGAATTAGAACAAGTCCTTACTGAGAAGTTCATTAATGACGGAGCTACACAGGATCTTATTCAACACAATGCTGCATATATCGTCGGTTCATATACTGGTGATACAAGACTTTATAGACCTACTTGGGATAATATAACAGATGCTCAAAGACAATCTATACTTACTAATGCAGCTAATGAAGATGAAGCTAATGGAAGACAGCCCAGATCTGAACAGTAGGTAATCAAAGACTATAATGACAAAGTAAACAAAGAATGGGATGAAAGTGAGAACTTAGCAGATAAGCAATCACTTTATAAGCGTAGAGCTGTATCTGTTATTCAGAGAGATTTAATACGTAGAGATAGCAAAGAATAGGTAGTAAGACAGGAAAAAGAAGAAGAGTAGGGTACTCCTGCAGAGGAACCTGTAGTTGATGAAGATACTCAAACTATAACTACTGAGGAACCTGCTACTTTAGAACAACCTTCTCCAGCTGAGAAAACTGAATCTCCTATGGATACAATGGAAGAAAATACTCCTCCTATTGTACCTCAGGATGAGATGAAAGAAAAAGAAGATGAGGATAGTAAAACTATTTCTTAGATTGAAACTCTTGTAAATAAGTTAGAATAGGAAGCAAATCCTGAATTAGAGACATTACCTCAAGAATTACTCGATGAAGAAGAAGCTAGAGAGTATGAATTAGACGATACTTATGTTGATGATACAGAGCGTACTAAGGTATAGGAGGAAGCTGTTAATAACAATTAGGATAATGACGATAATTCTAAATTAGATATAGAGATAGCCACTAATGCTGTAGAAGAAGTAACTCCAGAAAATCCTATTAATGATTCTGCTGAAGAAGCAGCAAACAAAGTACCTGAAGTACAAACACCAGAACCTTCTCCTAGCATTGAACCTACTCCTGCTCCAATATAGGAAGCATCGAAAGATAAAGTAGCTCCTCCTACTCTTGAAGAAGGTAAAGCATCTGAGGTATACATTGACCCTGCTACAGATGAAGTAAAATGGGATCCTACTATGCAATAGAATCCGGATAACTCTATTACTATAGGAGAAGAAATGCTTCAAGTACAAAATGTATTTGACGAAATGTATGATGATGGATTTACTGGTCCTGCTACGTATGCTAATGATACAGCAGATATGGACGAACGTAATCCTATTATTACTAAGAGTAAACAAAAGAGAGCTTACATAGCTAATACTTTCTTCTACTTACCTACTACTGATGAAGTAATGCCTATTACAGTAGCAGGCAAACCTGTTACATTCATTACAAAGGATGGCAAAGTAGCTGAACGTAGACCTGGCTCTGTATTAGCAGTTAACCTGGCTACTCCAGGATGGCTTAGTACGGTAGATGACGCATATTATGTGGTAACCTCAAGTACACATGATATGAGTGGTGGAGATACCGCATTGAAGAACTTAGCTATACATCTGATTATAGAAAAAGATGGTATAGTATATAATACTTCTTTAAGAGCTATTACTCAAAGTCTGAGAGATGACCTACTTAATCTTGGTATGACTCCTGAAGATGTAGATGCTCAGATTAGCCATTTGCTTGCCCTTAGAACTAAGATCATCAAACAATACGCACCGAACTATTTTATAGATGGTAGATTGCCTCTAGAGGCAGCAAAACACGTTAAACCTACTAATATGCGTATCAGCAATGGTACTCTTAATAACATAGTAGATGAAAACGGTAATCCTGTTTATAGACATTTGAATGAAGTTGACGACTTTTAGATACCTAGTGATGGTCACAAATTAACAGAAGCTATTGTTACTGGAGATGTAGAAATAGGATACGGTACTGGGCCATTTGGTTTAAATCCCTTTAGTATTGTAAAACTAGATTAGACTGACGATACTTCTGTTCAAGGTACTGGATATGCTGGTAAATTGTATTATGTTCCTAAAGTAGAAAATACTCCGTCATAGAATAGTACTTTGCCTATAATGTTAGCAGAAGAATTACATCGAATACCCAATGTAAATAATTATAGTGAAATATAGTTAAGTAAGAATGTAGATGGTACTATCAATAGAGATGAAAACGGTAAGCCTATTCCTATGAGTACCGCAGAGTTCATTTACGAACTTATGGTTAATGGATTCTTCCATAATGAAATAGATGAATTCTTACTTGGTATTCTTGCTAATAATGGGGATAAGACTATTGTATCTGGTTTAACAGATAAAGAAAAGGTTTCTCTTAACTTCTTGGTAAGAAAGTAGTTAAATGTATATGAAAATGCTCTTGGTAAAAGATTCTTTGTAAATGGAGCATTAAGAAATTATACTAATCCTAGAATGGGTTATACTACTCGTTATACTAAACTTGACGGTATTACTGACTCATAGAAGAAAAGAATCGTATATGAGATATCACAGAATATACACTGGAATACAGATAAAGATTTATTAATGTCCCGTATTCCTGAGTAGGTAGTAAATGGTATGATTAGAGTAATAACTAATCATCCTGAATTAGCATCTAATGATGATACTCAAATACGTTTCGGTAATGATGCCATTACTTTCTCTCTTAGAGAATTAGGTTATAGTAAATAGAATGGTAAACTTGTAAAAGTTAATGAGCCTATTCTTATGGCTGCTTGGTTTATCAATCATGGCAAGATAAAGACTGACTTAGGTGATCATGCTTTTAAAGCTCCTTTTGTATATGCGGATGATGTGAAAGTAGTAGAATCATAGAAGAAGGCTTCTACTGCTACAAGATCTTCTGTTGCTTCTAATGGACAGACTATAGCTACTCAATCTCCAGTTAAGGCTACTCCTGAAAAGAAACAAGGTACTCCTAAACAACCGGTGATAGCTGAACCTGCTACACAAGAGAATCTTGATAAATATGGTCTTACTATTCCTTCTAATTAGAAATTGCTTCCTGGTCATACTTGGGGTATTATTACTAATAGACAAGGTAAGAAGATTGTATTATAGACTCCTAAAGATAAAGTAGCAGGAGTATTCTCTACAGTAAGAGGTACTAATACACTTAATGCTGAATCTGCTAGAAAATGGTTAGTAGATACACTTGGATTGGATCCAGAGAATATTATAGTGACTAATGCTATGTTTGCTACTGGTTCTAATGAAAAGGCATACGGTATTATGAGAATGGTAATCAATGCTATTACTCAAGAAATAATGCCACAAATAGGTTTATCTTTACAATCTGGAGAAGGTGTAGAATATCATGAAGCATTTCACTATGTTAGTTTACTGTTACTGAATGAAGCTCAACGTAGAGCTGTATATCAAGAGTATGTCAACACTCATAGTGAAGCTAGAGATTATACTGAACAGTAGGTTGAAGAAGCTCTCGCAGAGGAATTTAGAAGTTATATGATTAATGAAAAGAATCCTTCTCTGCGATATAAAATCGTCAAATTTTTTAAGAATGTAAGAGACTATATTAGAGCTTTATTTGGTAAACTTAACTTCCCTAGACAGTTATTTAAAGCTATTAAACAAGGATAGTTTAAAGATTATAAAGTAGCTGATACTATAGCTGAAGAATTCTATAGAAAACATCCATATGGAGTAACATATTATATACCTGGTCTTACTGCAGAGCAGATTAATAATATGCCTAACATATTTGACTCTCAGACCTTTTATAGTGTAGCTAATTCATTGACTTCTACAGCTCTTTCAATGTATAATATTAGAACTATTGATGATGTTCATGCATTAGATATAGATGGTATGTTCGATACTATTCAGGATAGAATAGATGCAGGTTGGATTGCTGAGGAATACATACCGTTAGTAGAGGATGTCGTAAGTAATAAAGATATATTTAAGAAGAATATATTGAGTAGACTTAATCAATTAGGTATTAAAGAAGTAGATAAGCAACAGACTGAAGAAGATAATAGATTAGATACTGAAACTGGTGATAATCCTGATAACACTTGGGATAAAAATCAAGGAGATATATCTAAGAAAGATAATATTGCATTCAGAGCTAAACTGTTCTTCTATTCTGTACCTAAGTATGAATATACATTTATTAGAGATGAACAGACTGGAGTAGTTACTAGAGAAATAGCTCCAGTATTAGATGAAATATTTAGTATTCCTACTACTGAATCATTCAATATTGTATGGAATAAGATAATGGAGAATTTGTGGGATATTGATTCTTATCAAGATATTATTGATACTACAGCTAGATTAGCTGAAACAGATCCCACATTCTATGCATTGAATGAAATGTTTACATCTGAAGAGAATCCTATTGACGATAATACTAAAACTCAGCTAGAGACTACAATTAAGTCAGCTAAAATTCAGATGAATACGATTGAGGCTAAATCGGATACTCCTAATATTACATATGATATGTCAGATGAATAGAGGGATTTTGAAACAGCTGCTGCTCTTAAGAGATCTATTTGGGAAGTGTTAGACAGTGATAATCTTAGAAAGATTAGACGTTTACCATCAAGATGGTCTAAGGCATTTTTTGCATCCGCTAATGTAAAAGTGGATGATAACGGATAGAGATATCTCGATCCTAACGCTGTTAAGTATGTCAATTCACGAAGAACCAGACTTAATATATTGGCTACTAAAGCTAAGAAGTTAAAGAAAAATATGCCTGATAGTGAATTAGTACTACAGGAAATGAAAGATAATTTCATACAAATATGTAATGCTATTCAAATACCATTTGATGAATTAGCTCTTAATTATTTATTGTCTTAGATGCCAGATTCTAATATTACAGATAATGAACAATTAAACAAGTTTATTTCATTCTGGTCTTCTAAGGAAAGATAGAGCTTTAATAACGGTGTATTAGGTGATATCGTAGCTCTTGGCTTATCAGGTAAATCTTATATTAAAAAGCGTTCTGGGCAAGGTACAGCAAGAACTATTGACCGTATATTCAATTATAGCTCTAAGGATGCTCAGATTAATAAAATGGCTGTAGCATATGGTAAGGTACATCCGTCTCCACAAGAATTCAGTGTAGTAGGAGCAGATGGTGCTTTAGTATATCCTATTAGCGAAAATAATTATTTTTCAGATTAGGTACGTAATATCAATAAAGATGCTCATGGTAAAAGACAATAGATATTAGATACTCCTTATAGTAGAAGAAGTTTGATTGCAAATGCTAAAGATACTAACTTTAAGTTGCATAACTTCTTAGCACTTAATATAGGAGAATCAAGTCGTGATTACTTTGGCATTACACCTATTGAAGACTATATAGCTAAATTAACTCTTACCTTCAACAATCAGATGATACTACCTACTATGTCTGATAAAAAGACTTGGTACAGTATATCTGGTTTACAATTAGTAAGAGATACTATAACCTCTAAGTACTTTGATGAAGGTACAGCTAATTACTATGCTGTATTAGGTGAAGAGATACCCGATGATGTGTCTTTAATCATTACTGATGATAGACGATTTAGTAAAAGAACTCTCGATATCTTTATTAATTACTGGTTAGATGAATTTGATGCAGTATTCGATTACTATGTTCATAAGCCATTTGTAGAGAAGAATCCTACTCTGAGAGTTGATAATTACCACGGTAAGATTAAGAATGGTAAGATGGACGCTAGTGGTAATGGTGGTAGATTTAGATACTTTAGTAGTCTTAGAGTTGGTGACAGAATCATTAATATTAACTAGGATTTAGCTAACCTCGAAAAAAATGGTTCTAATGAAGAAGTAATGTAGTATCTTAAAGATCTTAAAGTATTATTGCTCGGTTTTGAAAGAGTTAATAGTAGTGAAGAACTGACTACAAGTGCTAATATTTATCAAGCTATGAATAATCTACTTGTAGGAGCTACTACAAGAGAGATGAACAAACTTGTAAATAGAGGTATATTGGGCTTCAAAAATGGTAGGTTTGTAAATAAACTTATTCCTTATAATATATACTCTTACTATAAAAAAGCAGCTAATAATGGTATGTATACTACGGAAGAAGGTTCATTACTTAATGAAGATATACTGTACTCTATTATTGGTTCTCATGTAGCTAATAGTGCTTTATCTATTATAGAGGTAGAGAAATGCTTTACAGGTGACCCTGCTTACTATAAATGGAAGAAGTTTAATAAGGAAGTAAGAGACGATAGTGGAGAAGTAATAGCAAGCTACGATGTTATATCTGGTCGAGATGTAGACAAGATCAAACGTCTATCTGCTGTACTTTCTACTGGTACTAATCTTAGAACTATATGGGACAATCCTGCAGAAAATGACACTTCTATTAGTGTATTGCATTTGAAGGATAATGAAATTGGTTCTGAATACTATGGAGAATTGTATAAGATATTCCGTAACTCTATATTAAGAGATTTGCTTAGTCAAAGATATCCTGCTTATACAGATGATATGTTGATAGAAGCTCTTAATACTGAAGAAAAGGAATAGAAGTTCTATGATTCTTTGGATAAAGAGCAATAGAAGTTTGTAGATAGTTATTCTAAGAATAGCGCTAATCCTTATAGTGACGGAGCTATTAATCAATCTGATGCTGCTGTATATGTACGTCCTGCTTTATACAGGCGTATTATGAAAGCACTTGGTAACTGGTCTGATGAAATAGAAGAAGCATACAGAATAATGGAAGGAGAAGACGAAAGTTGGCTTAATGATCCTGTTAAGTATGCTAAAACTACTTCAGCTCTTATCAATCCTTTGAAGATGGTTTACTTTGGTGATCATCGAGATAGTCAGCTTAATTTGAATATACCAGTATTTGATAAGATGGCAATGTTCCCTATGTTTAAAGTGTTAGCTAAAGGTGATAATAGACTTCTCTATGAGCGTATGAACAATGAGGAACTGGGAACTATCGATATGCTTACTTTTGAATCTGCTGTTAAAGTAGGTGGTAGACAAAAGTATCAAACATATTTGGATAGTATGAATAATACTTTCAATATAGAAGATCTTGGCAAACCGTCTTATGATAAGTATCACCAAGAGGGTAATCTACCAGTATTTAAGTAGGATATCAGTAACTTAAGATTGCAGCTTAATACTAGTCCTCATGAACATTTGGATCGTTCATTTGGTACTTAGGCAGTTAAGATATGCCTTGGTAACCTTATAGATAATCGTACTTATGGTAATAATAAAGGACAGTCTGTTACAGGTGCTCAAATCAAAGAAAGAGTAATGAGTGCTATTAATAGATTATCTGTAAGAGGAGCCAATGACGTATTAAAACGATTCCTTAAAGATGGTACTATTAATAATAAGGCTTTATCAGATTACTTAATAAGTCAGGCAGTTTCCTCAGGTATGTCTGATGAAGTCATTGATGGATTTAAGTTAGATGAAAACGGTGAATTCCGTATTCCTCTTGCTGCTACAAGTTCAAGAAATTGGGTTGAAAGTAGAATAATATCCTACATTAATAAACAAGTAGTAGATTTAAATACTCCAGGTGGCTCAGCTATTCAGATGTCTTCATTTGGTTTCAAAGCTACTGGTGCTCGTAAACAATCTGCAATAGGTACTGCATTTAACGATGGTAAGAAATTACGTTTCTTGAATAAAGACGGTAGTATGGATGTCATGCTTAGTACTAACTTCTTTAGACACATTGTACCAAAAGAGTATCAAGGTAGTTATGGCCAAATGAGAAGATGGTTACTTGAGAAAGGTATAATAGGTAAGGATGCTACTCCTATGGGTGTTGGTTATCGTATTCCTACTCAGGGTCTTTCTTCAACGTTTAGCTTTAAAGTAGTAGATGTGTTACCAGATAGAATAGGTGATACCATCATAGTTCCTGATGAATTTACTGCTATGACTGGTTCTGACTTCGACGTTGATAAATTGTATTTAGCTACTCTTAATTATGACGAGAATGGTAATATAATGCAGTATGAGACAGATGAAGAAGGAAACGTACTACCAGAGGACAAGCAGAGTACTAAGGCGTTGTAGAATATGATTATATAGAGTTATCAGTTAGTAGTATCAGATAGCAAGAATATGGCAGAAACTAGAGCTTCTATTGATACTCTTACTAAGTTACTTTAGAAAGATATTCTACCTCTTATACAGCCTTCTGTTAAAGAGGAAGCTTTGCCAATGTATGAACTATTGCCTTCATTTCAACTTGCTCGTAAAGAGGAATATACAGGTGGTAAAGCAGGTATCGCTCCGTTTGCACTTAATTCTACTAATCACTGTTTAACTCAATTAGTACATCTATAGATGATATATACTAAAGGTAATCCTTATGGTTTAGGAACTATAGATGCTATCAGAGGTAGAGATGGTTTTAGAATACTAGACTGGTTATCAGCAATGATTAATGCACATGTAGACGTTGCTAAAGATCCGTACATCATGGCTCTGAATGTAAATCAAGTTACTTATAACATGACTAACTTACTGTTACGTGGTGGTATGGGTAAGACTACGTTCTATTTCTTAGCACAGCCTATATTGAAAGAATTTGCTGATTCTATGATTGCTAATAAGGGTGTATATGGTGTTACTACTTAGACTGAAAATCAGGTAGTTGCTACTTTATATGACAAGTACTTTAAACAATACAAGTCATATATAGATTCTTTAGATAATAATGACCCTACTAAGTATGATCATATTAAGAAGTATAATAGTATAGCAGATGAAGTAGGTATAGATTTAATATACGACAAAACTAAATTTGTACACGATAGAAGTACTGTGTTCAATGATAGTAGTCTTATCAACGGTCTAACCACTAAAGATCCTTATACTTAGTTAATCGTTCTTAAAGCTTATAATGAGCTTAATAATGATGCTAAGAGATTAAGTGAATTGGTACATCGTTCTTAGATTGATACTAAGAAATTTGGCAATACTCTTGCTCAGTAGATGAACTTCAGAAATTCATATGAGACGTTCATATATGATAATGCAGAATACTTCGTTATTGAAGGATAGGAATTTGATGAAAAGAATCCTCAAGAAGCTCTACGTACTTATTTTGGTAAAACATTCTTAAGTACTAAGTTACATCATGGTACTTCGTTACCCCGTAAATTATTGCGTTCTTAGGCATTCCCTGCAACTTAGGTATTCCAGAATATCTTCACATCAGCAATGGGTATATTTGGTCAAAGAAAGGATATTGTATATAATAACGGACAAGAGGCAATAGCTTATAAGCATATAGGAGATAAGAAATTCGTAAACAGATTCTCTTCCTATATCGACTCTATTATTAGAGCAAGACTGTCTAGAGACTTACCCGCATTACATGCTACTGATGAAGAATTAGTAGGGATGCTATATGGCGAAGATAGTATGTGTAAAAGGTTAACTGGCATCAAGTAGTACATAATGGAGAACAAAGATAGATTCCCGTCGTTAATTGGTCAAGATGGTTACATACGTAATCAGTTACTTAATTATTTACAGGAATATCAAGCTGATGGTACAGTATAGTTAATAGACCGTATTGTATTATCTGATTCTTCATTAAGTAATGACTATGAAACTGAGAATCAATTAGTATCTGCTTTTGCTGAATTACTTGAGTCTGATGATCCTATAGTTAGAGAATTTGCTAATGACTTAGCTAAGTATGCATACTTAACTTCTTATGATGAAAGAGGTAGTAATAACTTCTTTAATCTTGTTCCTAATAAGTGGAAAGAAGAAAATGGTTATGTAAACGTTATTAAAGAAGGTTTAAAGTCATTTAAGAGTTCCTCTAATCAAGCTGCTTATGCTTCTATTGCTGAAGAGAATGATAATGCTGAAGCTTTGTATTTCCCTTCTATCAATATTACTATTGCACGTAACTTGTGGTAGGATGATAGTGTAGTTCAACCATTTGAAATAAATGCGGAAAAAGGGGATAAAGTATTACATCGTACTTCTGAAAGAGGAAGAGTAAGAACTACCTTGAAAACAGATTTATTTGCTACTTCGCGTTCTAAGAAAGAATTCATTAAAGTAGTAAATGGAGCTGGTACTTCTAAAGTAACAGAACTATATAGAAAAGTAGGTCAAGTTTCTTATATTAATGAAGAAGGTGAAACTGTAGGAAGAGGTACTAAGTATATATATCAAAGAATACCTAAATTAGGTGTTATTGATAATGGATTTAGAGTTATGGAATTCTAGAAACATAGCTTAGAACCTTCTGCATTTGAAGCAAACTCATTTAATTATAATGCATTACTGACTGAAGGTGAAATTGAAGCATTAGCATTAAAGGCTATTAAAGATCCTAAAGCTGGTTCTGGTTTTACTAAACAGTTCTTCCCTGGAGAAATAAATTCTATTAAAGCAAGAATAGAATAGGATGCAAAGGAAATAGCAGGTACAGAGGATGGAAATCCTGTTATGGATAATGTATCTAATATTGATGTTGAAGACGTAATTGTTCCAACAGAAGATGTTACTATTACTCCAGAAATGATGCAAGAAGCTACTGATTTTGTATATGGTACTATCGAAACAGAAGACTTTACTGCAATTGAGGCAATAGAAGATTTTATGCAACAAATAGAAGATGTAAGTCAATTGACTGAAGTATTTGAAGCCCAATCTGCTCCTGATATAGAAACTGTATCTGATACAGCACAGAATGAAAGTTTTGAAGATATGTCTGCATTAGCGGAATTGGGTAAGAAACGTAGAAAAGAATGTGAATAATTATGCAGTGTTTAAATTTAAAGAATAAAGAAGTTAAAGCAGCTTTTGATGAAGTAGCAAAGGTACTTAATAGTGAAGACGCTGCTTATTATGTCATATCTGAAAATAATGGTTATGCTATAGACTAGGATCCTGATGGATCTTAGTCTTAGCTATTCCAAGACCTATTATAGAAATATAATGGAGATAGAGATAAGGCTATAATTGAGAGAGCTAAAAGCTTTGATTATTTGTCAGCCGATATATAGACAAGAAACCTAAGTTTTGAAGAGTAGTTTTTATCTAGTACAGATGAAAATGCTAGATTTATAGAAGTATCTATTGATAATTTAAATAAGTATAACTTTAATACTAAGAAAGAATTAGATGATAGATTAAGAAGTATACGAAAGAATCTCGAACAAGGTCTTATATCTCGTCTTAATTCTATTGATGAAAAGGATCCAGCTAAGAGAACTGAATTAAAAGAACAAATCAAATATCAGATAAAGAATATATAGAATGGAGTTATAGAGGACATAAAAGTTATTATGGACTTTACTGACGAACTTAAGGATGATATTAGAACAGTGGCAAGAGAAGTAATAGATGCGTATAATAATCGTACTAATGCTTTATCTGACGAAAGATTAGTTTCTCTTAATAAGAACTACTTCGGATTCTACTGTAAATATGCAAATGAAGTGTATAATTCTTTAGTAGACTTATCAAGTTATAGTGATATTATAGGAACTAAAGAATATGATAAATTGATGTCAGACTTATCTATATGTAAATCTATTCTTGATGCCTGCTCTGATCATGTTAAGCGCATGTAGGTATAGAATGCCAGAGAGATTATGCTTAACAATGGTATCTAGGTAGGTTCACCTACTATATATAATTACTTAGCTGAGAATACTAAGGAGACTAATAACGATATCTCTTCTCTTACACGATGGTTTGGTGCAGGCGATAAGATTAATGATGAAGCTATCAAGACATTATTCAATATACTTCAAAATACTGAAAATACTATTAATAATAATACTTTTGTGAAAGCACACTCTTTATTAGAGAAATTAAAGGCTGCTGGTAACAATCAAAAAGTATTATTTGAAGTAGATGATGAAGGTAAAACTACAGGCTATATAGTAAGAGAAAGGAATTACGGTAAATTTCAAAGAGACTATAAAAAGTTCTTAGAGGATACAAGGAAAGAATTAGGTTTACATCCTGGAGAATTAACTTTACCAGAGAATAGAGAATTACGTATTCAGTATAATCGTAAGCGTAATGAATGGCTTTCTAAGCATTGTGAGCGTAAATATACTAAAGAGTATTATGATATGTTTAATGCTCTTAGTGATGAAGCGTCTAATGCACGTGAAAATATTATGATTAAGATCCGAGACCTTACTAGTAAGTATAAGAATATAGATGGCATAATTCAGTATGAGAAGTTTACTGAAGAAGAGTGGAATAGGTTACAAGTCTTATTCTTAGAAAAGAAACAATTGGCAAGTAAGTATGACCTTATGGGTAATGAAAAGCCAGAAGGTTCTATTGAAAGACAAATAGCTGACGAACTTACTGAACTTAATGATAAGATAGCCAAAGGTCTTAAAATGAAGACTAATCTGGAAAAGTTTGAAGCAGTACGTAAATAGAAAGAACAAGAACTTAGCGATAAAGACTATAATAAGTGGTACGAAAGAAATACTCGTACAGTATATTCTGAAGAATTCTATGACTTATTATCTAAAGTAGATAGAACTAACTATGGAGAAAAGTATGAGGAATTAAACCGTCAAAAAAGGGAAATACTTAATGCTTTCAGAGATGATAAGACTGGCGAGATTAATACTAATCTTATGTCTAATCATGTTATGAACTTAATAAATAGATTAGATGCTCGAATGAGAGTTATTCGTAAGTCTAAGAAAACAAATAAGTAGAAAGCTGGTATTAAGTTTGAAGACATAGCTAAAATAGTTCCTACTGATAGATATAGAAGAGACTATGCAGAAGCAGCTATGCTTGATTAGGAAATGCCTGGTACTCTTCAAGATTTTGAGCTTAGACATACTTATAGAGATGCACAAGGTAGAGTACATCCTAAATCCTATTATACTAAGATTGTACCTAAAGATGATAAATATATAACCGTACAACCTTCAATGAATTTCTCTGAAATATCTGAAGAATCTCCTTTCTATAATAAGAACTTTGATAGAACTAATGATGAATACTATCAGCCTAAGATGTCTTTATATGATAACAGTAAGGCTTATAAAGCTGTGATGCAGAATAAAGAGCTTAAGGAATTACGTCAAGCTATTATAGATACTATGGAAGAGTCTAATAATAAATTAGATAATTTACATAATTTAAATAAGTATAAGTTGCCATAGATATCAGGCTCTTGGTATAAATTCTTAAAGGCTCATAATTATAATCCTTTTACTGCTACTAAAGATTATTTACTTGATAGTGTATCTGTTAAGGGAGATGATTAGGGTATGCAGAAGAAGGTTAGAACCGCACCTGATGGTACTTCTTTAGCTATGGTTCCATAGTACTTTATTAAAGACTTAGATGATCCTGCTACTATTTCTGCAGATATGGTTGGTTCTGTTATTCAATACTTTAAAATGGCTGAGAACTTTAAATAGAAATCAGCTATTAAAGCTAAAGTAGAAAACATTAAAGCCTTCTTAGGTCAAAGAAAGTATACTGGTTCTAATACTGGAGTAGCAGCTGCTGTTAAGAAATTCTTCAAATAGAAAATAGAACCTAAAGATGGAGATTAGACTAACATTTATTAGTTTGCGAAGAAGTTCATAGATATGAATGTATATGATGTTAAGCTTAACTCTATTACATTCTCTATTGGAGAAAGAGAGTATAACATTACTAAGTTATTTAATAACTTACGTATTTATGGTACTCTGCGAAACTTAGGTTTGAATTTTGCTTGTGCTTTTACTGGATTCTTTACAGCTTTGCATTCACATTTAGTAAATGCAATTACTGGTAGATATTATGATTTTTCTGATGCAGCAGCGGGTTTCAAGGACTTAGTATATGATACCTTTAAGTATGGCATTAATGCTGGCAATAAGCATTATAAGAGTCCTCAGATGGCAGCTATGGATTATTTTGAAGTAGGTTCTACATTAGAAAGTTTGTCAAGAAATACAAACCGTAATAGATGGCTCAACGTATTACAGAATGAGTGGGCATTTGGAATTTATTCTATGTCTGATTATTTCATTAAAGGACAAATTCTAAATTCTGTTATGTACAACTATAAAAATGTAAACGGTGTGTTTCTATCTAAAGAGGAATATTTCAACAAATATGGTAGAACAGAAGATACTAAGGATAATTGGAAGAAATACAAATCCTTTAAAGCTTCTATCAAATTTGTTAATGGAGAATTAAAAGCCATTGACCCTAAAGACCAATATGCTGTTAATAAAGCTAAATTTACTGTAGGTAATACGGCTAAGAATCTAGCCGCATCTGCAGATGGTTAGCTTACACCTTTATAGAAAGCACAATTTACTACTAATGTATTTGGTGCTATGTGTATGATGCATAGATAGTATATACCTATCATTATGCAAGAAAGATGGACAATGTCTAAATAGTGGGACTATACTTCTTAGAGATATGTAGAAGGACTATTAAGAACTCCATTAAGAGTATTCTCTGAAATATATAAAGACAAAAAAGGTATAGATATTCTTACTACTTCTTTTAACCAACTTGTATTAAATAAAGGAATACAAGATGAGTTAACAAGAACTAATCTTAAAAAACTTAAAGTAGAATTATCTCTTATTCTTGCTATGTGGCCATTTATAGCCTATATTACAGGACAAGCCGCAGATGATGATAAGCGTAATAAATTATTAAACTTATTTGCTTATGTAATGGCAAGAACCTCTTTTGAATCAGGAGCTCCATATAAGCTTACAGATGTATATAGTACTATTAAAACTCCTACACCGTTATATAGCTTAATAGATAACTTTGGTGCAATTGTATCTTATCCTATAGAACAATTCTATGGATTATTTACAGATAAAAAAGATAAAAATAAAGTAATATCTAGAGGAGCATACAAAGGAGATACTCAACTAGAAAAAGCTTTCTGGTAGTCTACTCCATTTAAGAATGTTATAGAACTTAATGATATTCCAAGTAAACGAAGATACTACGATAAACAAATCGCAGGTAATTAAAAATAAAGCCAGGCTATTACACCTGGCTTTTTTGTTGGCACTGTTCACATGCTTCACATTTTAAACAATCAAAAAAAGAATCACTTAAAAAATCTTTCCAAATAATACAAACTTTAATTAAAAATTGCTTACTTAAGAGTAAAGATCCGTTTGTATAAATATCTTTATAAATGTCTATGTATTCCTTATCAAAAAGAGTAAGTACATAGGCATATTGTTTTGTTCCATTATAAAATACCAACCGTTTATTATAATAGAATCTATTCTGAGTAATCTCAGAGATAATATACTGATCATATAATCTATTATAGACTAATCCAATACTATTGTTATTAAGTATTAGCATATCTATAAAAGTATCAGTATTAAATACATGAGGATTTAGTTCAAAAAGGGCTGCGTATAATCGTAGCCCTTTATTGTATTTACTAAAATCTATCATGCTGCTTCATCAGTTACTTCGACTTTATCTTCAATTGTAGAATTATCTACTTCTTCAACTTTATTCTCATCAACTTCATCAGCCGGATTAGTAATGACACAACTATTTATTGTCATCTCAATATCCAAGTCTTCTACTGTCTTAGCCTGTAAGTTCTTCAATTCCATCATTCTCATAATATTTACGAGTATGTTCCCAATTGTTAGAACTGATATGATATGATATTTCTGTTAAAGCTTCTGATATTATGTCTTTACGCTTGAGTAACTCCTCTTCGTTAAACATATTAAATACTCTAACTTCATACTTACCATTTGTTTGTATAGCAATAATATATGCTTCTAAGTCATAATCATCTACATTGAGATTCAACTCATTAAGCATATACCAGGTAATAGCACAAAGGTAAAAAGCTATTTGCCTATAATAATCAAACTCCTCTACGGAATGTTTGAAGTTATAAATATCACTTGTTGTTTTGAGGTCTATCAAAATAATTTTCTTATTAACGTGATCAAACATAACTCTATCTAATAAAGACTTACAGTCTATGTTCTTATATTGCCAGTTAATATGAAATTCATTATGACAGGTATATGTAGTCGGAACATTAAATAACAGTTTATTAGCTGCTACATGTTCTTGGAGATTTTGCTTAATTTGTTTAAGCATATTTAAGTCTGCAAAAGAAATTACTTTCTTTGTAGTACTTATTTGAAGATAGTTAATGTAGTCACTGTAAGTTTCTACAATCTTCTTAGCTTCGTTTTTCCTAATTTCTGCAGATTTTGTATTATTGTAAGAATTATTATATGCTTCTAATAATAATTTATCATCATCTGCTAAAGGATCTGTTAATTTATGTGAACTATAATATTCACATAAATCTCTTTGTTGTTTTACCTTTGGAACTTCAAAGTCTAATATCTCATAGTCTTTCCAAAATTCCTCAGGTTGAAGAATGTATTCATGTATCATAGTACCTTTTTCAAGAAACTTAGCACTCATACCTTCTTCTTTTCCATCTAACATATCACGAAGATATCTTGGACCTTTTTTAAGAAACCAACCTATTGCTGAATTTGAAATTCTAGTATTATCCTCATAATATGGAATTTCTATATTCATCATTCTTTACGATCTTCTTTTACGTATTTTTCAAATTTGTCTAAATACTCAAAACCTTCTTTGATTCTATTCATTGTACGAAAATTTATGAAAGCATTCTCAAAACATCCTTGTTTTAAGGCCTTTTCAATATTCTCTTCTGCTTCTATTATATCCTGTTCCATTTCTATCTTTTTTGTTTTTATATAAAGATCGAATTTACGAGACATAACTTTTTCGTCAATAAAATCTTTTGCTTTCTTAATTGCTTTCTGTATCAAGTTCATAATCTTCATCTGTTAAATTTTGCTCATCATCTATAATATCTCCAGTTACTGGTAGAGGAATCTCATCCTCTTTTATAGGAACAATGTCCTTATTAACATCAATAACTATAGGCTTAAAATTATCTTTTATGTTATACATATCATTCAATATAGAACAATTATGTCTATATTTATTATTTTCAATAAAAGAAGTTCCTTCATGCCAATGACCGTATAGATGATATTTTATATTTTTAGGTATAAGATAGTTTAATATACCATTATAATAGGGATTATCATGAGTAAGAAGTACATCTGTATCTTTTGGAATATTATCATAACAACAAATATTACTTTCCTCATTATAATCATCCTCAAACGCCCATCTTCCATTTTGGAACTTTATAGGACGTATAAAAGGGCAGCCATAGAACTTTATTCCTTCGTAAGTATATTCACTATTTATAAGAATTTCTAACTTACCATTAGTTCTAGCGCTTAAATCTTTACATAATTCTTCAAGATAACCTTTTTTATAAGCATCTTCAAGGAAAAAATCATGATTTCCAGGAGTAATAATTACCTTTTTACAAGGTAATCTATTAACCCAACTAGTAAATCTATTATACCACCAATGTCTAGACTGTTCAATTGAACGTTGTTCAACTAATCCTACTATATCTCCGCAGATACATAGTACATCACACTCTGGTATATCAATAAAATTACCATGTAAATCACTTAAACCACATACTTTCATAATATTAGAAAAGGCTAGTATTTCTACTAGCCTTATTTTTTTTAGTTACAAGAGCACATAATTATCTTGTGTAGACTTTCATCCTCCTCGTGTTCTTCGTCATCATCATACAACCAATCATCATCATCTTCATCTTCTTCATCTGGTGTTTCTTCGATTATATTCTTTTTACCTTTCTTAGAGGAAATATTCATATCGTTAAATATCTCTTCATTAGAAAGTTCAGGGAATAAGAGTTTTTCATCGATAAATGATAAGATATTATCAATAGATAATAGACCAAAGTTATTTACAATAAATGTATAAGTATCTTCAATCTTATCTTCTGCAATACCTTTGTCTCGTAAGATTTCATGTAAGAATCGAGCATTATCGTCTGCTTCAAAGTGTCTAATATAACGTACACGTGAACAACGATCTTTCAGATAGTCATTTACTCTATCTTCGTTATTACAAGTAAACAGAACTAATTTCTTAGCATTAGTCTGTACACCATCAAGCCATCCTAACAAATCTTCTGTATCCCAGTGTTTATCTACCTCATCAAAGATAATTGTAACAGGGGTTTCGAACTTACGGAAGAAATCGTTAATACGACCTGTAGGATAATCCTCATCTACTACAATAATAGGCAGATTAGAATTTTTGGCTATAACTTTAGCCATAACGGTTTTGCCAGTACCTTTAATGCCACTAAGCATTACTCCAGTAGACAATTTACTTGTTTTCTGGAAATACGTATTTACACGTTTGATGAAAATATCATCACTCTTTGTTGTATATACTTTGGCTGGGAGACTAAGTGAACCATCTTCTTCAAAATAGGACATTCCGTTGTAACGGTCCCATTTCAAATTATATACTTTACCATTTATCAAGTCATAATCAAGACCTGTAGGTTTATTGACAATTCGTTCTCCAACTTTTATAAATTCTGACATAATCTGTTAATTTTTGGTTTTTAATTCATCGATCATAGCATCGACTTGTTTTTGGTTTCTAACTAAATATAGTTTATAGTTAGAATTACTCTTCATTAGAGTATATTTAAAGATTTTCCAACGTAAAGGGAATGAATCTCCAATGAGTCCTTTACATTCAATTATAAAGTCTTTACCTATAAAATCAGGTAAGTAAGTCATAGCTCTTACTTTCTCTCCATTATATTCGAACTTAGGTATTAACTCAAAGTGAGTTGACTCATATTCAGCTGGAATTTTAGCTTCTTTAAGTTTTTTGTATGTATAGGTTTCAAGTTTGCTCCTAAATCTAATTCCATCATAGATATTAGGCTGTGCATTCTTTACTTTTCCCTATTTCTTGGTTTTCTTGCTTTTTAATTTCGCCATATAACCATTCTTTTATTTCTTCGAAACTGTTTGTTTTTATTGCATCAGATATATCTTTTGCATTATACTTTTTATGTACAAACATTGCTTCTAAGCCCATTTTAAGGCTTATTTTACGACTATATCTTACTCCTGCTGGGTCTCTATCAAACAGGATTATAATGCGCTTAAAACGCTTCTTAAGATCCTCTAATATATCATTAGGAATAAAAGTACTTTCAGATGAAGGAGATATTGCAGGTATTCCCATCTCATAAAGGCACATTACATCTTTCATACTCTTAGTTATAAATAATACATCTCCTTTTTTAGGTAATTGAGCATAACCTTGAATGTCATATTCAGTTAAGTTGTTACGCCACTTTGTATATTTATCTGCTAATGGTCTATAAATTTTAAAGTTATTGTATACTTTATAAGCATACATAGGATTTTCAGGTTTATAAATACCTTTTACAATACCATTGCATAAATAGTATTTAATACTATTAACATTAAATTTCTTTAATGTTTCCTTAGATATATTAAATTGTTGCCAGTAATTTATATCAGTTGAAGTAAAGTCCTGGCGTACTACTCCAATAACAGTATCTGTAGATGGAGTATACTGCTTACTATTATCTAAAGTAGTATCAGGAGTAATATGTAATTGTTTAATAATATCTTTAAGAATATCATTATAATTTGTTATTCCTGTAAATAAGGACACAAACTTAATTACATTTCCACATTCTCCTGTACCGTGATCTTTAAATAATAGCTGCTTTGTTCGCTTACTATAATAAACTCCAAAAGAAGGGTTTTTATCCTTACGAAATGGACTATTATAGATAGCTCCTACTTTGAATTGCCCTAAGTAATGAGCATATATGTCGTATTCGGTTACCTTAGATAATATATAATCTAAAGTAATACATTCTGTGGGTTTCTTTACCCTTCTTTTATCATACATATCCTGTACGCGTTAGTGTGGGAGAGGATGGATTCGAACCATACCACACGCTATCCCCATTCGGCGACCTGTACTACCTATTACAGTTAACGCATCTCCCGTATATCCTATAGCTCTCACTACTATAGGATAAAATCTGTTATTATATGTTATTTTACATTGGCGTAAAGTTTAAAAAAATATTAGACAATATATGAATAATCTCTGGAAAATTACTTTACATCTTTGTGTTCGCACGAAAATAGTAGTAATCAATACAAGAAATCAATAGCCCTATATCTGTTAAACAGAAGTCATCTATTCCCTATTCAGTACTGCTACCATTTTATAGGACAGTAAAATCTTTTATCTAGTGATAAAAGCTATACTTCCTAAAAAGATGTCGAAATAAACTTCGTATCATAGGACTCACACCTATCTTTGTACACCACTATGCGGGATTTAGGCATAGCTGCTATTTATTGCATAACGTATCAATCTATTCCGAATAATTTTATTATCTGCTTTATTTTGCTATCAGCAGATCTTTTATTTAGACACTCTCCATGATTAATGACAATATTCTCTCTGGTCTGTTCGAGCTCCATTTCTACAGCTCTTCCCATTCCCCAACCATTTTTATATCTACCCTTTTGATGAGCAAATAAATAATAGCGAAAAAACCAAGGACTAATTCCATTAAGTATTAATCCTTGATTCAAAGAATCTTCATGTCGTTTTAAACATACTTGTACCGTGTATTTAACACCTTGCTCTCCTTTATACATACCACTTGAATCAAGAGTACAATCACAAGAATATATTGCTACACGATATCCTAGATTCTCGAGTAAGTCTACAATCTGCATTGCAGTATAAGCTTTAACGAGCATCTCTTGTGAACCGATACCACAGTTTTCGGATATTATTACATATATGTTTACTAAACGTCCACTTCCTATTCCATGACTTTTAACTCGCTTTTTCATAGCTGGAAAACCGTCTATAAGTCGATCATAGCTAATATCATCACCATCAGTTTCATCCCATTTATAAGATCTCTTTGAGCCACCCAAATTAAGATTTAAATCTAGCTTTTTCATTTCAGCTAGACCTTTAGTATAACTGTATTGACTCTTTTTAATAGTTGCAATATCGTTACCTCTAAAGCTTATTTCTTCAGTTTGTAAGTGACGCAAAGTATCTTCTATATTACCCTCAGGTGTAGGATGAAGAGCGTCTTCATAAAATTTACTAATGCTATCGTACGTATAAGATAATTCTACCATATAGAAGTTGTTTAATGTTTCTTAATAGCTTTTTCTATTCCTTTTTCAGTTAACCATCTAGTTAACTGCTCTTTCTCATTGTCTGTCCAGTTAATAGTCAGACGCCATTTCCAATCCATGAAATGATGATACTTAAGATTATGACCCGCTTGAATCATACGAGTAGAACATACTTTTCGTAAATTCTGCTCTTGAACGAAAGCTCTAAGAATTCGGACATATTCTACAACTTCTGCATCGTATCTATCTTCAAATTTAGCAGAGTACGTAACCTCTACAATACCACCAACAAAGCGGTCTATAGTGGACGCATCTAACTGGTTATTTGCTACATATTGACGATCACATCCAAAACCAAAAGTATTACTAGTAGCAATAATAATACAGTTTGGATGTCGATGAACTAAGCCCGTAGTAGTCTCAATTTCATCGTTAGCTAACGCTGCATTTAAGATCTGTGCAACTGCAGGATCTAATGCCGTTATCTCGTCAATCAATATAATAGATGGCTCAGCGTAAAATTCTGCAAAACGAGTCTTTTCACGCGTCGGATACTTATAACCAATAAACTCAGTAGCCGAAGTACCGATGCCACAACTAATACAAAGATAAGGTAATTCTAGCTCTTTAGCTACATTTCTTGCCATTGTACTCTTGCCGCATCCTGCTGGACCAACCATCCATATATTCTTTATGCCAGCGTCAATAGTTCTACGTAACTTATCTTCTGGCTCAAGGTCAGTAAACTTAAATCCTAGTCGTTTACTCTCCTCTAGATACTTTAGTCTCTCTGCTTCTATAAGTTCTTTTTCATGCTTATCAAGTAAATCATTTATTTCTGCTTCTTTCTGCTTAGCAGATAAACAATTAATAATCTTAATAGCCGTCAAAGATGTCTTGTACTCATTACCAAGATAATCGATAAACGTAAATCTACCATATGAGTCTTTAAGTTGGTAGATATCTTTTCTTAAGTTTAATCGCTTTTTCTTTCCATTTTCTTTTATAGTAGTAGATATAGCAGCATAGATAATATCTCCTACTCTCAATTCATCTCGTTTTACATTAACTCCATTTCTCACATTAATGTTTTGAATCGTGTACTTAGTATCTACTATCTCTGCATCTGTACCTATTTTCTTAAGGAAAGTTTTATTAATAAATTTTGATAATCTCATATAAAAATTGATTTTTTAGTTCTACAAATAAAAAAACGTGAGTGCATACTATTAGTAATCCATTATTTTGTCTAAAGACTTACATAGCGGTATGCTACTCACGTATCGCTATATTATGCCTAGCGTAGGCTTAGGATTTTATTGTCCTATTAAAACGGCAATCCGTAAGGATTCTCTGCATTGTTCTCTACTGCAGCTTCTACTGTAGGTGAGATACTGATGCTTTCACTAGGACCCGGATTAGCTACAGGTGTCTCAACATCTGCAACTACTGGCTTAGTAAAATTATCAATACGCAGTTCTGTAATTGCTGAAGTTTGACCTTCAGGCAATATCATAGGCTCAATAAAAGTATATTTTGCATATGACGGAAGAGTAGTATAACCCTTATCGTTATATACGATTTTAACACGCAGAAGTTTAGACTTATCCGCTTTATTCAAATAGTCTACTACTTCTTTTGCAAATTCTTCAAAATTAGTACCGTTAAATACAAGTTCTTCGTCTTTGTAAAAACAAAGAAGTAATTGCATAGTACGAGAGAACTGATTATCTTCCTTTCTCTGTACATCTTCATCACTAAGTTGCCCGTTTTTATTATCAGGCTTCCATTCTGTTTGAGTCAGAGTTGCTCCGTTTTTCTCAAATACTACTTCAAAAAACTTTCTACCTGTAGGAGATTCAGCTACACGTGCACTTTTCAATGCTACATTCTCTTGAATACCTGCAGGAATAAACTTAACGTCATTCTTTGTTATCTGTTGCGCTCTTTCTTTACTATACATATCAATGTGTTTTATTCTGGTAAATAGATTCGATCCCAATGAGTTGTAATCTCATTGTTCTCATTACTTTCTGCAATAACTATGTTCTTTCCTCTTAAGTGAGGAGCTCTGGCTTCACGTACTGAGTTATCTCCACCTTCGAATGAGATATGAGTCTCATTCTTTTTACGATAGACATAACCTACAGCATCTGCTTCACCACAAACAATGTCTCCTAATCTTCCAACTAGGTCTATTGCCATTTCTGTAAGCTCTTCACCATCCTTATTAATCATCTTATCTTTAGTATGACCAATAAGGATGAAGTTATCACATAGTTCCTTAAACATAAAAATTACTTTCTTTACTGCCTCTCTAAGATATAAATAACCGGATCCATTAGGAAGCTGTCTTACATCATTACCCTTATACGTCTTACCCATAGGAGTTTGACGATATAAAGTAGCAGCATAAGGTAAACAGATTTCCTCTAAGCGAGTTGCATTATCAATTGCAATGTACTTATAGGGTTTTGTACCTGTTTGAGTAATCTTTTGTCTAATTTGATTTGCTATTTCAGCTAAATCATTAACGCTTCTTGCTTGAATAGAAAGTGCTTCTAAGAACTCAGAACCACCTTCTAAGTCTATAATAAGACAACCTTCAAGCATAGAAAGTAAAGTCGTTTTACCAGCTTTTGGTTTACCGAAAAGTATCAGAAATCGTGGATTCTGCACCTTTGGTTTATTCTTTTCAGTTGGTAGTATTAACATAATAAATTAGGTTATACTACTTTACATCTAATATGATAGTATTTGATATAATCTGAAAGAATCTGATATTGTAAAGTAAATTAAAGATTTAATGAAGCATTAATTTCAGTATTATTATTAATCATAATAATAACGTTATTAATGATAGTCTTTTCTTCGCGAGGTAGAGACATAATATATCCACGATTATACTTCGGGATAAGCTTATAACCTACCTGAATAAAATTTCCGTACTCTTTAACAGGAGTACCATCCGGCAAACGGAAATCATATAACGGTTTACGATAATCACGGCGAAGCTTAGCGTAATCATCTAATTTTTTCATAGCCAATTCAAACTGTGTTGCAAGGCTATAGTTTTCTTCTGCAAACGGACAGTAAGTACACTTCCGATACTTAGCTACGTCACATGCAGAATATAAATCTGCACCAAAACGAATCTTATCGCTCGGTCCAATATACTGATAACTAAACGGTGTCTCTTCAGTATCGATACCATCGATTAACAACTCAGGATAAGTAAGAGCTAAACGCTTTAGCAAATAGTTCTTATAAATACCATTCTTATCACACTTTTTGTTCGGAAGAGATATAGTTAAAATATTTTTCATAATTTCAGCCTACTTTATTATTAAATACTACTGTATGCTGCATTGTAGTACTCGGACTAGCTTCTATCAGATTACCATACTTAAGCTCATTGTTAAACTCTAATATACATGGTTCTCCAGCATCTCTTACTTTTAAGAAATGAAGATATACCTTGTCTTTTACAGGTAAGCGATTAACTCCATAGCTAAGTATATTAAGTAATTCTGGACGTGATAAAGCTATCACATAGTCACTAGCTTGGAATATTGCATCTGATGCAGCTAAATCACTACGCATAGGATAATGCATAGAAGGATTGTTTATCCTATCAGGTTGTTCAATATTTCGATTCATCTGTGAAATCTGTATAATACTCGTATTAGATAATTTCTTTTTACGAATAAACATTTTCTGTAAATCGACTATTGTTCCACGTTCACTTTCGCCTTCTACAAGTAAGGCATGGTCAAGTATAACAATAAGCCATTTATCCTTAGCTATTGTTTCGTGAAAATAATCTATAGTTTTTTCGATACTTTCTACAGTACTAGGAGTATCAATATAAAATATTTGATACTTTTTAATTTTTTCTGCTTCTTCTTTAACTTTGTCTAGAGTAGCATCATCCATACTGTCATTTGCACTATATAACTCCGAGGTAGTGCGTCTTAATCGATTACTTAACTTTCGACCAATTTGTCTATAACTAAGCATCTCAAACGAAAAATCTAAGATTACAATATCCTGATCGGTATTCAAATCAATTAAATCAGTTTCAAGCGTATTTGCAAATGCTGATTTACCAGAACCTGAACCTCCTGCAATTGTTAAAATCATATTTGGTTCTAATCCACCACAGCAAACTTTATTGAACTTAGACCATCGTGTTTTTAAAGGCACAATTGTCTTATCCTTTCTAGCTTGAATATATCTAACAGATTCATCTGTTACTTCAGCTATTGTTTTAAACGGTAATGTTTTAAAGGATTCCTGTTCCATAACTATTTGCTGTTTGTTGTTCTAAGTTCATTTGCTCTTCGTAATATTCCCACTCATGTTGAGTAAGCCATTTCCACATAGTTTTCATATAACCTATTTTGCCTGTTCGCATTTTATCATCTATTTCGTACCTCAGACAAGCCATAATATGATTATGCATTGCTTTGGATTTACCTATGATACGGTTATATTCCTTTCTACATTTGTTTATATTAGCTCTTAGAAAGCCTTTTGTACCATCAGGCCTTGTAACATAAACTGGAAATACTTCATAGAACTCATTGAACATACTTTCTCTATCTTTTTTAATAGACTTAAGTAGTTCTTCTGAAGGACTATAAATTTGATTGTTGTCAGAAATATTTACTACAACAATGTTACGTTGAATTAACTCTTGTATCTCTTCTTCATTAACTCGGCTGAGAAGTTCCTGAATGTCTTGATTATTAGGTTGATTATCATTCAATACAAGAGAAATAAATACTAATTGATTTATTGAAATATTATACTTGTTTAATAGAGATGTATCTAGTTCTAGTATCATAAGCATTAAAGTTTATGACAATCCTAAAATTTTGATACAATATGTTAGATTCTGTTAAAACAGTTCTAATTGTCTTGGTTGTAATTCTTCAATTATCTTTAGAGCTTCTCTAAGATAATATCTGTAATTAATTTTGCGTTCTTCAATCGGTTTATCATCGAACTTATTCAAAAGAGTAACACCAGATGCAGTAAGCATATTCTGATATTGTTTACCAGTATGTACATACTCTCTTCTGCTACCTTCTATGCCTGTTTCATAATATCCAGGAGTATAACATATATCTCCTTTTTTATATGTAGAATCAGGTTTCCATTTCCATAAGTATCCACCATTAGTAGATGCATAGAAACGATTAGTTCGCTGTTGTTCTTGGTTCATGTATTCAACATGCCATTGTTTACCAGTTTTCTCAGACATTAAGAATTTACGTATATCCGTACATCCTTTTATAGTATCTTCTACTGGTATACCATCTACAAAGTACTTTATGATAGCTTCAGGTATTATCTTTGCAGATAATCCTTTACCTAATAGTACTTTAGTAATAAACATACCTTTTGTTTTAATTAAATCAGGATTTTTAGTTTCTTTATATCCTTCTTTAACTGCAATATAGTCATTAATTGCATATTGGTACATAGCTTCAAAACGCTCTTCTTCAAGAGTAAGTCTTGTAAGTTGTTCCCATTCTCGACAAATCTTATTAGCCTGTTCATATATACTCTTCTTAAGTAATACAAACAGACCATCAGTATTTGCCTGGACGATTCGGCATCCTATTTGTGTCAGCTTTTCAGCTAACATTAGCAATAATAACTGTCCATTTATCCTAATTTGCATTACTGCGAAAGGACTATAACAGAAGTTATGTTGATTTTGTAGATTACCTGACAAACCATTTAACGCTAACTTTAATGTCTCATTTTTCACTTTATCTCCATTATGTTTTGCTTCTATTCTCTCATCTTTAATTTGAGAATATACTTCTAAGAATTCAGGACCTAAATGTTTAGGGTAAAATCCATATTCTATTAACATACTTGGGTATAGTGATGCGACATCGATGTCAATGAGCATTTCATCTTCTTTAGGAATAATAATTTCAGGATCATTTTTAGAATGAATCCCTCCTACTCCTACAGTGTAACGTAAACCATTAAATACGAAGTTATTTTCGTAGCCTTTTCTACCAGGAGATACTATCTGATTTTTCATATCATTTAGTACTTCCTGTAAGATAGGACTATCATATTTAATAAACGGTAGTATTACATCCTTTAATGGTATATAATCCATTGGTGATCTTAATCCTTCAATATCCCACCAGGTTAGACCTGTTTTTTCAAGATACTTTTGAGTTAAAATCTTCATTCCAATGTTTACACCATCCTTACTAAGGACTCGTACACCGTATTCGTCTTCAATAGCTATACGTAAGTCAATATCTTTCTTACATCTATTTAAAAGCTCTGTAGTTGATTCAATATCATTGATATTATAATCAATCATATTGTTAAAATCTTCTAATGGAAGAGGCTTACTCCAATCACATACAAATTCTTGTACATTAGGATATTGCATAGTTACTTGAATTTCTTTCAAACCTACTCTAAGTTTATTAGAGTAAAGCATAGTAAGTAAATCAAAAGTATCAAACCAAATCTGATACTTCCAATGTTTCCAAGTTTCTATATCATCTTCTGTAGAAGTAGTAATAGTCTTACTTAAGTTAAATATAGAACTACATATTGTAGCTACATTATAACTCATGAGTTTGTCTTCATACTCTATAATATAGTTTATTATAGGATTATCATAATGTAGATTATTATATCCACAGAAGATAATCTCAGATTTTATTTCTAAATCTGTAGTATAAAAGTCACCCCATTTTATGTAAGAGTCTACTTGTTTAAAGAACTTTACTAATTCTCTTAGTTGGTTCTTTCTTTCAGAGATTTCAAATTTATATATTTCTCCTGTTTCTGTATTTTTAACAGAACAGTGAAAGATATTTTGAAATACCTCGATATCGAATACAAATACCGTCTTTCCACGTATTTGCATATCATTAAAGTTTAGTTAGTTGCGGGGGTAGGATTCGAACCTACGACCTTAAGGTTAAAATATTATAAATATTGTTTTAATTGTATTTCAGGTAAGAAATACTAGACTAGATTTACAGTAGATTTAATACCATTATCAGGATAAATTTCACTGATATACATTATAGATTTATTTTCTCCTGTTACTGGTATTAACAGTAATTGATCTTTCCAAATAGTTGCAATAAAATCTACTTGTTCAGGAGTATATACTTTTTTAACTACGCCATGTGCTGACATTCTACTATTGCAAAATGGAATACTAAACTTTGTACTAGACACTTTATGAGCTGTCTTTATCTGTATTTTTAGTAACTTATCATTAATATCCAAAATGCAATCATATCTACAATTATTACCATATGGTATACTTATTTCTCCATATTGAAGTAATTTTGCATAAACCTATAATTCGGTTATTCTTCCTTTTCTTTTCTAATCTTTCATAATAATATTTTCTTCTTACGAGCTACCACTGCTCCACCCCACAATAAGAGCTAGTTTCCTAGCTCTGGCTTTAATTATTGTTTAATTTCTGTAACTCTAGTAGAAACGAATCTATTCTAGAATCTTCATAGAAGCAATCAACTTTAGTATGTTTCAACTTATCAACTGCTTTAGGGAACATTTTCTGAGCTGCTATGTATATAGCTTGTCCTTCACGTATTTCAGTATTTACTCGAATAAGTTTTGCTGCTTCTCGCTTAATACTGATAATGTCTAATGCTGTAATTTCATCCATTATGCTGCTAATTTGGTTTCTTTTTCTGATTTACTGTCTTGTTTTTCTCGGAATATACAGAAACGATAGTTTCCGCCATTATATTTCTTCATATATTCTGATTTTTCCCAAATTTCAATTCCAGCATAGTTTCGTATTGACTTGCTGAATTCTAAGTTCATAGTTTCAGCTTTCTTGCGAAGTTCCTCTAAACTGAGTCGAGATGGTATACTACTAAAATTATATGGTAGATTATTACTATCATATAATTTTACTACTAATAAATTAGGACAATCTCCTTGGTTATATTTAGTTACGGCAAGTTTATGCGTTGCTTTCTTAAACATAATACTCTGTATTTTCTCATCATGAATAGCCTTTAGCATTTGCTGTTTAGCTATACGGTTCTCTCTACTATAAGTAGAGTTAATCAGTTTGTCATGATAGTCACTGAAAGGAGCTTTGTCAAAGCGTTCCTTCTTCTCTTCCTCAGTAAGACCGCTATTTCTAATATGCGGTTTACTAAACGTAATATCCTTTAAAATAGGATGTTGAAATGTAGTTCGAGTACGTTTTGTACCACTTTTATCTGTATAAGTTACAGTCTTTGCAATCTTAATAGATTGATTAGCTTCTTTAGAAGACTTACCGGTTTCTGTCCAGTAGTCTATATATGTATTATTTTTCTGTTGATCAGTTTTGTTCATAGTTGTAATATTTTATAAAAAGGAGTAATATTCCTATTACTCCTTTCACTCATTAATTTTTAAAACTTTTATGAAAAACAATAAAGAGTAATGTTATGCTACTAAATACAAAGGTGCAGAATCATCACTCAAATTCGTATTGTCATTGAAATCAGCAATTGCTTTACGCAAACTATTCAATGTTAACAAACACCCATTTTGCATATTACGGAAATATGTACGTGTAAGTTCTTCAGTAATACCTAAATTACGTTTTCCTTTTTTAGCCTTAAGTACAGGATTAATTGTATGCTCTTTAGCCATTTCGCCTAGCTTAACATAGAATTCATTTAAAGCTGATAGCTTATAAATGTTAATAATATTAGCATCCTTAGGAAGATCTTTAAACTTCATTCCCATATTAGCACACTGGATTCGTAACTTAAGAATTACTAGCTCTTCGTACATAGCACGAATATGAGTTAGTAATGCTCGTAAATCATAATTACGAGTAAAACCTTTTTTAACTACATTCTCTGTAGCTATAATTCGCCAGCTACGAGTAATCTCTGCAGTTAATTTATCACGTTTTGTAATGAGTATGTTTGGCTTAATATTTGTTGTAATTGATCTTGTCATATATGTTGATTTTTAAAAAGTTAATACTTGATTAAAATAACGTATATTAGAAATCGCTTACCTGTAGTGCTAGTAGCTCTATCGAAAGAGTAGCTCTAATTATTTCAAGCTTGCCTTATTAACCTTACGGTCATTATCTACTAGCAGATAAAAAAACCAAGAAGCCCTGACCCATCATCTTGGGCTCTTGTGGTTTTATATAAACATCTCCATTTCTTATTCGATACATAACTACTTTAATAACATTTACATCTATTTACTATAGTCTTTACATATCTACTAAATACTCTTTTGATGAGTCTATTCAATTCTAAGCATGGAATAAGCGTACATCTGCTAATACTTATTCATGAATAAATTAATCTTCCATGAGATTAATGTTGATTGCCATGTCTCCACCACCTAGATTAAGGTAGCCAATACATGAGCCTATTTTTTGTCCACGCGCATTTTTTTGCTGTTGCTGTGGATCATCGTCTATCAGCATAGTTTTACTAATTTTGTAATCCCCTTCTGTTACACCTAGAAAAGCATACAAAGCAAATCGATTGATAACTGACTCATAATCATGAGTCTTATAAGCTTCTTCAATAACTTTCTGAGTAAGAATGTTATTGAGATACTTATTTGGCGGTAGATACTTGCTATAAGCTGCAAGCATCATTGTACTCAACTCCCGAAACTCGTAAGTTTTTTTATCCTGAAACAGCCAACTCCACCAATGCTGTCTACTTCTATAAAAGGTTACTGACCCATCGTCATGAACCTTAATAGACTCAGGAATTTCTCCATTAAGAAGAATTTCACTACTAATACGAGTATCTTTCAAAAGGAGTTCAAGTAATAATTTCTTAGAATCAGAAAGTATTTTCATCCTTTACGAGAACTTTTCGTTATTTTTTAATCGGAGTACCGAGCTCGTCATAATAACGATCACAGTTAGAAGCCTGAAGATTGTTAAGTTCCTTCAGCATCTTGGAGAGATTTAACATCTCTTCTGCAATCTGATCAGCCTTTTCCATCTCGAAGCCGTTCAGACGGTTGACATGTTCAGTCAACTTCAGATAATCAGTAAAGAAGATTGGAGCACGACCAGTTGTAGTCGGTTTACTATTGAACTCAATAGCCTGAGCGATAGTTTCATTGTTTACTTCATTGAACTTGGCGGGTCCAATTTTGAACTGCAAAGACGGATCATTGTTCAATTCAATGACCGGCGTACAGCCGTCAGGAAGACAAGTTATACGACTACCCGTAATGTCAATTTCTTCGATTACATACTTCATAATCGGCCGAACAAGACGAAGTTCATTTGCCCGAACTTTGTCATTATATTCCAAATCAGCCGGTTCTGCTTTTACTGTCAGAATCTTCTTACCAATAAGATTCCAAGTTTCTAACTCTGCCCGATACGGAGCAATCATAGCACCGTTAATAGTTGCTTTTTCCATTTTAATATCTCCTACTTGATTTTAAGATTGATTTCTTAGCGAGATACAATCATTTTTTTGTTAATACTAATTTTTAAATTTAGCGTATTACTCTTATTCTGCTAACCTGCTCAGTCTCTTAGAGCCGCTTTAATAAAGCTTTGAAAGAGGTTAATTAATCTCAATAATGTATTCAGTAATACGACGAATTGTTAATGTCTGATAAAATCTGTAATTTACTGTTAATGTGTATAAGTATAGTAGAACTCACTTACTAGATCGTAATGCTATTGCATATTCTGAAGTTTACTTGTAAATCTGTTAATGTCTGATAAAATCTGTAATTTACTTGATTCTTCATACTCAGTATTCCCCGTAGGACTTTACTCATAAGACGTATGAGTCAACTGTTCTTCTGCTATCTACTTTCACTTAAACGATTAAAATATGTCAATTTATGAAAATATTCTGTATGTTTATAGATAGAATTATTTGTTTACAAAAAGTCTATCAACTCTTGCTTATTCATTCAGACCTTTTTTACGTTAAGCTGAACTTTCAATACGAAAACGCCGTACCATATATCATATAATCTAGCATAAGTATTGTACTAGTATAATATACAGAGCCTATCATCGACAACTGGTATGTCTACAGGCATATAGGAATTACAACATTCTTATCCTAAATAGGATCTGGCGAATGAGGGTCGTTTCTGTTGAGAAACGTTACTAAAACACTGTTACAAAAGCTGCCTAATTTTTCAAGACACCCACTTCCGGACAAATTCACTTCCGACATTGCGACAAATCTCGGGTTACTACTTCACCTCATGGTATTTCCAACCATTCAACGACATACCCTAATGAGAGGTACTAAAGCATCGTCTCAGCGATCTTCTTAGGTAATATGTTGCGCATATTACTTTACGAAATTTCATGTAGCAAGGTTCTTCGATAGCGGGGTGGCTTGTAAGCTTGTCAAACTTACTACCATTGAACTTCCCTATTGTTTTTAAGTTGAACATATTGACACTCTCCTTATTTGTTATAGCTGTTCGATTCAGCGTAGGCACTCATTAATAAGTCTTACCTTCTTCATATTCTCTTTAATATGCAAGCTGCTTATTAAGGCAATATACAGACTACTTCCACTCTGCTTCGTGTCGGCCTCTAGGATGCTTTGTAAGATCCTGCTCTATGCTGGAGTGCATAGCTCTTACCAAATTATTTATAGCAAACCTTAGTACTAAAGTAACTTTACTTCAACTTTCCAAGTTTTAATAGTGGTCCTGGCCCACTCCCTTTTCTTTCGAAATAGATATATTTATACTAATCCTATATCTATCAACCAATAGTCTTATTGCGGACTTCAGGCGCTAGTCAGTTTATACTCCAGTGCAAAGCACGTTAGATTTTATAGTGACATTACTGACAAGTCACTTTATTATATAATAACCTTAACTTCATTCTGCTTATTTGTCATAAACAGTATAGTAATTGCAACTATATATGAAATATCTCAAGCTGTAAGACACGCAATTTACTTTCCATAGGGATTTCTCCCAAACAGCTAACTCTTACGTTCACTGTATTGCGTATAGGTTTTGCACCTAATCTAGTTAATCAGTCATATAGCTTCAATACAAATGAAGTTCTATATGGATCATTGCTACTCAGCCATGTCTTGTCTCAATTTCTGCTCATTATTATATAATTTACCCCTTTATATACATATATTTAGACAAATAATGTCCATTCCCAATTGAATCATGCGCTTCGATACGAGTGAAGATTTTAAATATATGTAAAACACTAGGTTAGTATTCTTTGGCCAACGGATTGGTTACCGCCCTGCACAGGGGAGTTTTGGAGACTACCCTAGAATGCTAGTCGATTCAGATTTAAATGACAACATACAGCACGTGTTCACATCCCTTCGTGATTCTGCTTTTGAAATAGCTAAAACGGATATGTATAGAGGTGAACGATACCCCTTTGCCTTGTTTAGATGCGATAGCTGCTCCTTCCACATCTGCGTCTTTTAGTCACCAGTCGGTTCTCACTTATGGGTTACGCACGCTCTCCCATTTTCTTGTTGCTTCTTCAGTTATAGAACAATTTTATAACACAACAAGTTATCATACTATAGTATAAATAGAATAGTGTTTGCTATTACTTATACATTTCAGTATCCTGTATTGCTCACATCACACGGCTTAGTCAGGCTCAAGTAATGAATTTTTACACTTATAGCTCTTATATACCGCTTGTGCATCTCTATTAGCGGTCTGCGTTTATCTTCGGCAGATTACCAGTTTTTAACTGGTAAAGTTTTATTAATAGGCATTAACCTGTTAAAAAACTTAGTTCTAGAGACAATGTCTTCAGGTAAATAAATTACCTTTTCAATTACCTTGGTTTTAAACTCCGGGAGTGTTTCAACGTCCCTTGTAATTGTCACAGAAGTATTATTGACGTCACCGTCAACAGATACAGTCTCATCCTTAAGATTGATATTGATAGACTTAGAATTCAAACCAAGTACGTCTACTGGTGTTTTAGGTACGTCTACCCAACGAATCATAGTCTGACTTGCATCTAAAGTTTGAGACGGAGAATTTGGATCAAATCCAATAAATCCTCCAAGACACACTACGAATAGTGTGATCCACAAATTAATCCGTTTCATATTGATTATTTGTCGGAATAGGCACTTTTGTCTACATAATCTGCAAACCTTGCGATAGGTTTCGCATAATATTTGACAAGTTCTGCGACTTTATCCTTGAGGATACTTGGAGAATCGCCATATGTAGAAACAAGTGTCTTGTAAATGGCAGATGGATGAATAGTTACAAAGCCGTTCTGATCAGCATTCGTAACAGTTACTTCATCATCTTTTCCTTTCAGGATAGCATCAATAGCCTTATCTGCATTTGCAGTAAGAATATTGAGAGTAACAGCACTGAGTTCTTTCTCTAAGGTTGTTTTGAGATTGTCACCGGCTCTCTCGTTCCATTCCTTCAATTTCTTTTCGGAATTGATTGAAACGATTACCTGAATAAGTTCTGCAATTTCTGCATCACTGACGCTTGGACACCAGCCCTTCAACAGAGCATGTGCACCAAGAATACTATGCTCAGTATTCAACTTGCCTCCTACCATACCTTTTATGCAGGTAAGCAGTGTTGCATCTGCTCCACTCTTAATGAGATTTGCAAGCACAACGGCCTTCTTTTCTTCTTTACTGAATGAGAATGCCTTACGTCCCCATTCAATACCCTGAAGGAAATTCTTTCCAATACCTTCTTTCTGTGAGAAAATAGTACGGAGAGCTTTCAACTTATCTGCAGCTGGCATATTAGGATCTGGTTCAGGAATTTCTTCCTTAGCTGCAGCTGCATCCTTTCTAGCGTTTTCCTTCACTTCCTCAGGCACTTCCTTGAACTCAAGTACTAACTGACGAGAATTATCATTTGCCTGCATATACTTCACCTTAATGCCAAGGTATTCACCAAGAACGCGTTCTGCTTGTTCACGCATTTCGGCATTAATACGTACTCCCATAGTCTGGAAGTCGCCTTCAAGCTGAGTGAAATACTGTACTAAAGCAACAGATGTCATAACGTCAAACTGACGTTTCATTGCTTTTTTTACCTTTTCAGGAGTTTCTGGGTTAGTCAAATACTCGTTCCGAATAATGCCCATAAGCTCAATCGCATGATTCTTGTCAATGCGGTCCTTAGAGCCATCACTACCAAGCATTCCACCCAATGAGGTAGATGTTGTGATAGCAACACTTTCCGGTTTTACTACTTCAGGAACAATAACTTCCCCTTCGGTCTTGGTCTTTTCGTCCTTAACCTGCGGTTTATCTTTGGTTTCTTTGTTTTCCACTACTTCCGCAGGCTTTTCATCAGGTTTCGGCGCTCCTACTGTAGTAGCTACAGTATCTTGAGTCTTTGACGGTTCCTCAACCTTTGCCTTATTTTTCTTAGCTAATTTCTCAGCTTTTTTACTAACTTTTGCCATTTTGATAATGTAGCGCTCCTTCGCTATAAGTTAATAGGTTATATACTTGTAAATAAAATAAATTAACTCTGAGATGTAATCTCTGCAGTCACGAGTCATCTATAAATTTACTTTCAGTTCTCGCTGTAGGTAATCCTTCTGCTTTAGTTACTGTACTGTCACGTTCAGCCTTGTTTTCCTTACTCGTATAGTCCTGATTGCAAGGTAATACATTCCAAACAACGGGTGTATTACTACTATACGTGGGGGCTGATTCTACAGTAACCACTGCAGCTTTCTCAGGAGTAGAAGTACATTCCTTATATACTTCTTTAACTCCTGCACCTACAAGTAAGCCTATTACTAGAATGGCCATTAATCTAGAAAAGGCTTTGGCATCTTTCATCAATCTTGCGATGATGAAACATATCACTATTGCAGCAAGCAATAGACCAAATGAATTTGCCATAATTTGTAAGTATTGGTTAATATTGGTTAAATAATTGTTTTAGTCTTTGTCTTGCCTTGTTTAAACAGGTTTTAACTGTTGCTTCTGGTATGGCAAGCTCTTGTGAAATTTGCTGATAGGATTTCCCATCAAGTCGAGCATATATTAAATCTCTATACTTTTTCTTAAGACGAGGAATACATTCCATAACAATATTAATATTCTGCTGAAATATTATATCATCTTCTGGACTGTGTTCTAATCCACTTAGTTGAATCTTTGATTCCTCATCATCAATATAGTTATTTAATTGCTCTTTTTTATTCCGTCTTATGTAGTCAATTGCAGTATTAACTGTAATTGTCTTTAACCACATTTCAAATGAAATATGATTAGTATAAGATTGTAACTTTAAATATACTTTAGTAAATACCATAGATGTTATATCATCTGCTGCATCTGAATTATGTACTACATTGTTAGCAGTATACCAGACTGTTTTATAATAGTTATTATAAAGTGTATTAAAAGCTTTTTCGGAACCTTCTCTAGCTTGCTCTACAAGAAGCTTTTCTTCTTCTTTCATAGTAGCTAGATTTTTAGTGGACTACGGCTAACCCAATAGCCGTAGTCCTAGGATTAGAAAGGAAGGATGTAATCCAATATATATTGATTAATTACAGCTTTTCTTTTCCAATAGAGTTCTTTTATCCAATTAGACCATTCTAGTCTTTTATCGGAATCAAGATAAGTTAAATTCATAATCATGTTTACTGCAATTCTTAACTGTACTAACTCTGTTTTAGAATTTGAGTTATGAATATCAGTAATCATGACATTTAATATCTTACTTTGAACTCTTTTAGCTATAGTAGCTATTTCTGGATGTTTAATCCTAGTAATAAGAGCATTAGGTAACCCATAGAATATTGCACCTTCTATAGAATTATCTTTTACTAACTTATACCAGGTAGAACCTATGTTGAATTTACCACATCCATATACCTTTTCATTTATTATAAATGGTACAGGCATATCAGGCGTAGTTACTATAGGTAGTGTACTTGAATAGAACCTATATTCAGGCTCTAATTTATCTTGCAAATACTCAATGACATTCATATTACAACTCTCCTTGAAGCCTTAACCTTGTTTCAATTTGAGCAATAATCATATCTGCCTGAGATTTTGAGAAACCTTTGTTGATGAATACAACTTGAGTTTTCACGATATAATCTTCAGGGAACATTTTTCTGTTGTTCTTGTAAGCCTGAATGAAATCGTTAAACTCCTGTTCTGTATACTCAATCTTAGTTCTCTCAGTAGCCTCTAAGCCTAATGCATTTTTAACTGCCTCACTTACAGAGGGATAGTCAAATACATATGACTTTGGATTAGCTACGATGTCTTGTAGTTCAAGACTGTCTTTTTCTAGTACTGTGATAGTACCATCTCTTTGCATATCATTCAGCAAAATGCCTCTGACAGCAACTAAACATGGCGCAGTGCCTGCAATTCTTACTAGAACACTAATGTTCTTTCCATTGGCTATATATAAGCCTGGTTTTTTAAGTTCTAACATATTTTATTCCTCCTTTTTGAAAAATTTGTCTGCTACTATCTTTGCATCAGATAAAGAAAGTTCATATTTATCCTTAATCTGAGAAAGAAAATCCATTTTACTGATACAAGACTGAGCTAAAGCTTCTAATTCGTCTTTGACTCCTTGAGCATTGAACTTTACCCAAGGAACAATTTCAATTTTCTTTACCGACATTGTTCTTTATAATTTATAATTTCTAAATCAATTCTTTTCCAAAAATCATATCCTTCACTAGTTGCTCTTGCATCAAAGCAATCTATAAAAGGACAATTACGAATTAGATGTCTTATGCGTTCAACAGAACGTTTATGCATTCTATTATTACGCCAGCTTTGAGGTATACAATTTTCATAGATTAAATCTATTACTCTTGTTAGAACTTTGTTCTTTCTAAGAACATAATCCCACTCTTGAGGTAGGATGTCATTGATTGCTTTCTTTACACTCATACTTTACATCTTTTTGAGTTTCACCATAAAAGGAATCTTCATAATTTTTTTCTTTAATGAGAATTAGTAAGTACTTTATGCTAATTCGTGTACTGTTTAAAGCACTTTTTAATACATAATTTCTCATTTGCTTATCGATGTAATCAAGCATTGTTAATACACCAGTAAGATACATAATTGTAAAGTTCCTCTTACGAGCTTTTATTTGTTTAATGGTTCTCATAATTTTGATAATTAAATAGTGGTAAGGAGAGGATTCGAACCTCCCTCTTCTAACTTTATCAGTGTTAGCGTTTCTAAGCCTTATGAAACTACTTACTCCAGCCTTTTACGACAATGGCGAGCCGTTCAGATTATCACGCTACTAAGCGAGTGTAATCTGTTACATAACTTGTATTGCCAGTTATCTGCTTATTGACCTATTCTATTTCCTCTATGTCGCTGTCAAAACCATAATGCCCCGATTGCAGCTCAGTTGCCATTTGTGTTATTTCACACATGAGGAAGAGTTACCCATCACAGGAGCTGCCACTGGTTCGAGTCGAACGAACATAGTGGAGCATACGGGAATTGAACCCGTGTCCAAACGACGATTTAATAGACCTAACAGTCAATTTCTTTAATACATTTTATCTATCCATTTTATGAACCAATCAGGTGCATATATACGACTTTCCCATATTAACATAGGAAATATCAATATAGGAAGACACAATACAAATAGTATACGATAAAACCATTTCATATTTCTAAATAAGGCTTATTAACAGTAGTATTATAGTAATAATTCCTACTGTAAACATAGAATAAAATACAGCCTCAATCCATGTTCTTTCTTTTTTACACATAATATTAAAATTTGTGGGTATATAGCCGACCAAAGCTATATACCCTTAGCACTACTATCCTATTTATTCGTATTCCTTATTCATAGGCAACCCCTTTTCCTTCACCTGACCTAGGTAGCAATACCTGGTTGACCGTTGTATAGTCCATTGTACTCTTGCTTATTTCTAAGCTTCCATTAGGGTTTTGGTTGGTAAATAGTAGCTTGGGTTGACTGCACCATACTAACTTGTTTAGGGTTAATAATATAATTCTCTGCCATATGCCTCTGGCGAAGGAGCACTGACAGTAACTGCTTTAGTTTGTGTCCTTTCAGAGTTGTTATCTCTAAATTGACATACATCACAATGTTGTTTGTTACATTGTAACGGGCAATCATTCTTAATTAAATTAAGAGTAGTTGCTTTTAATTTCCGGTTACAGATTAATTTACTCACGGCTCATAGATTTGAAAGATTTACGATCATAGGGCTGTAATTTAGCTCTACGTGTCGTTTTCGTTCTCTTGTTTACAGACTTAATCATATAAGCGCTGTCTTTAAATGTTTTTCCCATAATTACATTTCGTTAAGGGTTGTTAATGCTGAAATAGCAAGCTTCGGAAGGAATGTTGCATTCATACTTTTCAGTGCATTATATTCTCTTGTTGATCGTGGACCAGTAGCAACTGTTTTAAGGATAATAGGCTCAATAGCCTTATCAACAAAAAATACTTTCCAGAATGCACCTCTGAATGCCTCTTCTTCAGTAGGATCACCGCATACAACACAGAGTTTTTTACAAGCCTCGATAAAAGCGCTATCATGGCTCTCACAATCTTCCTTTCCAGCAATATAGCCTTCCTCTATAGCTACAATATTTCCACATTCATTAGGAAATGCTTTAGAGAGTGATCTTTTAATCTCCTCACTAGTGAGTGAATCATCTTTGATACCAAAAATTACTATTCTCATAATATTATTGATTAATATGTTGAAAAACCTATTTTGTTTTGTTTTCTTTCAGTAGGTTGTTTGTTAATTGTAACAGGATCCGGACGGAAGAACTCAATGATAAAGTCATCGTAGTTCTCATTTACAATAATACTAAGATTATCTCCTAATACTATTATGGTATTATTGTTATCAGGATCTTTGATAATTTGTTTTATGTAGGACTCGTTGATCATATTGTTTGTAGTACCATAAGATATACCATTTTTGAATATCTTTACTTCACAAGCAATATAAGCAGTATCGTTCTTATAGACTCGTACCATAGTTAATCTACCTCTTTATAAGTGTGCTGGTGATAACGAACCTCACAATGCTTACAATATACTCTATCCTTAAACCGCTTGTTAAGCTCTGTTTTAGGATTGAATTCACTACTCCATTGATGTCCATTAATAAGACAATCAATTTCTTTCATAGCCCTTGTATAGGCTAATGGGCTGCTAAAGAGCTTCTTATGAGCTTCTGATTTAGCCCGAGAACGCATTTTAAACGCTCTCCACTTGAAATAGATTTTTTTTAAAATACTCATCTTTTAAATATTTAAAAGTTAATAACTCAATTGACGACGACCAGGATATTCTGGATTTTTTTGTTGAACAGTTAATATCCACCTTACACTTGTTAGTAAGAGACTTGTAAAACGCTTTTTACTTATTTACCGAAACTAGAATAGTCTCAATTTCAATTTTAAGCTCTCGCTTAGTTTTAACTCATAAGCAGAAATAGCTGCAAAACTAAATCTTATTGGAGTACCTGATTTTAACGTCCGCACGATCATAATAAATTATTCTGGTATGCATATTGCCAATAAGTGCATACTCTTATCTGCAATCTTTCAGATTCTTTATTACTTACGCCCCACAGGTTTGTCATCTTCTGAGGACGTATACTCTATCTTCACAGACTGAGTATACTTTTAACTTAAAAATAAAAGGAATTATAACTAAAATCACAAAGCGAGGTTTATTACTTTATTCTCTCTTTACGAAAGTAGTATCTTTAGTATTGTCATAAGTGTTAGACAATTTATCTAATGAGTCTTTATAGTGTTGACTTCTAGCCCCGCTCATTACCTTGTTATAAGTACTTCTGTTCGATTCATATATAGTCACAATGTCACTGTTAGACAATGAAGTTCCATGTTGCCTTAGTATATCTATTAAGACAACGTCTGGCATTGTAAGAAATACACTGTCTATGTGCATGTAACGTTTTGTGTCTTCTCGAAACTGAAGAACTTCCTGTATTGTAGGTACAGCTTCAGTATAAATTGTGTCAACACAAACTTGTTCTACATTATCCTTTTCAGGATTGATGAGATTGCTAACTTTATCATGACAGATAAAAGTTAGTGCGCTAGCAACTAACATTCCTAATAGAATTAGGATTGTTGCTAAACTCCAGGCTATTGCTGAGCCTCTTCCTCTTGAAGAATCTTGTAATTCATTTTCCATTTCTTGATAAATGTTTTAATAGTTAATAAATATGAGAACTTAATCCATACCAAACATATGTTTCATATACAATGGCTGAAAAGTTTTTACTGCATATTCTGCTGCTTCTTTGTTAATGAACCTCAAATGAGTACCGACAGAAGCAGCGGCAGAGCCAAGGACACTGCCAGAACTCAGAGCGGGGCAGCCCGCAGAGGAACCGTCTTTAATCTTGTTCCAATCAATATACCACCAACTGTACCATGTTTTGATTGGTTTGTTTTGTTGGTAGACCGGTATCCACGGTTTGTTTCCGTTGGCAATAAAGTTAATTGCTTCAGTGATAGTACTCAGCATGATGTATGACATAACATGCTCATCTAACTTTCTGCGCTTATCAATAGGTTTCTTACCTAGTACAGCACAAGCACTTTTGTAATCTTTTACTTGTTCGAACATAGTTTTGACTAATATTTGTTTAACATTTTGGATAACTGTTCAATTTGTTTAGATACTATATTAAAACTAACTCTATCTATATTCTTTATTGACTTAGCTACTAATTCTAAATCTTCTATAGATCTTCTGATAGATGCTTTAATACCTACTCTAGTAAGAGGTCCAATAGGTACTCTTGCTCCTAATTCCTGTAATTTTTTGTTTCGAGCTTCAATAGCTTCAGGAAATGTAGCAAATGTTCCCACTTGGATATTTTCACTATTGTGACGTATTATCACACGATAAGGCTTACTCTTATTATACCTACATAGATATATATACTTTTGGCTTTTACTTCTTGTCATTTTATAGTATCTCCTACAAAATAAGTATTATAATATAGATAATCTCTAACATATACCTCTTTAGTCTTTTTACTAAAAGGGTTCATGAGTTCTAACACATAAGTGTCTGAGTTCCGTATATACTTATTAGTCACAATATAGTTTTTATATTGTGCTTTAAGTTCTACATAATTATAATAATCATAGTCTGCGCAATATTTACTTATTGATACTGTTGCTATTAATATTATAATTAATGCAATTAAAAATTCACTGATACTTGTGAGTATACTATTTGAATAACTTCTTCTGATTGTCATACTATGCTATTCTGATATATACTCTAGTAGGTTCGTTATCTTCCCATTTTACATTAGGGAAAGCTTCTTTTGGGAGTACTAGACTATTGAATGTATTTAAATTTATCCAGTAAGATTTACGCTTTTTTGGTTTTTCACAGAACAAAAATAACGCTCCATTTTTTTCTCTTGCTACCCATGCTCGAATTGATTTCTTTGCTCTCATAATTATTGTTTTTAAGTTAATGAATGTACTCAGAGCGGGAATCGAACCCGTATGATTGTAATAATCATCAGAGTTTAAGTCTGAAGCGTCTACCAATTTCGCCATCTGAGCATTGCTGTTAATAAATTATTAATAATCTTATTATTATTGAACTAATTGCTATTCCTCCACTAATAGTACTTATTATAAATAATGTTTTAAGTATATTGTTTACTGTTTTTGAATATGGTGCTTGTATAGTACAAGCTGCTATTATTAATGATAATATACCACAAAGTACAGTAATTAGTGTTGCTATTGTTTCTATCATAATTTATTGATTAAATTGTTAATAAAAAAATAAGGTATTAGTTTTCATAGGTACAAACTGGAAGATTTATTTAACCTATTACTTAACACACTCGCCACGTGAAGGCTGCCTTATGAGTGCAACTAGTATACCTATATTCACATATAAATATACTAGCAATACTACTCTTAGTATTCTACAAATCCATATTAAGCTAACGGAACATAATAAGTTGAGGACTATCCTACGCTTAGGACTAATAAGTATAACATGATTCAGAAGTTCACTATTGCATTAGTATATGGAAGGTTGTTATACTGCATGATTTTAAAGTCTGCACTAATACTACTATAACCGACTCCTTGTACTAATAAAAATTAGTCCGTCTCCTTGTTTATAGATAGATATAAGCCCCACATGCTTGTCAAGGATTCTCACCTTAAAGAACTCTCTACCTACACACGCTAACTCTTAAACGTCTCGAGCCTGTGATTCAGTAGAGAGTTATTTGACACTTATTGTTCAGTTAGTGTCAGACTGTCAAGCACCTCATTAAGCCTATCGAGGTAATAGCTTATTCCCATCTATACTTGCTTTGGTTAGTTGCTACAAAGGGCGCACTCACAGCGAACCTAACTGTGCCCTTACCACGTGGTTTTACTATTATAACCTATTTGTGCATAATAAATTATAATAGCTTCTTTGACTCTGCATTCTGTCGGGCTTGTCACCGGCACTCGGCTGCATTAAGAAAAGAAGTATAATAATATAGTCCTTAGCGCTACCTAAGTCTTTATAAGGGCATACCTAACTTATATTATTATACTTTAACGTGGTTAAATAATGTCTCACGACATAAGTAGATGATTTGCATTTCATAGAATAATTACTCTGCGAAAATCTATATTATATTATTAGATTCCAAACAAATGGAAGGACACAATACTGATTAGCCATAACGATATTGCTATGGCTAAACAGATAGCAAACTCTTTATTCTTCATTATCTTCTTCTTTACATCCAATCATGATAGCTAATATGCCTACGTACACTGTACTAAAAGCAGCATAGCAACCCATTCCTGCCTTAGTTGTTGGACCGAGAGAAGATAGTATAATAAGAGTTAATACTATATACACAAAGAAAATAATAAAACCTTTCATAATATATAATGTTTTAGTTAGTAATTTCCTGACTATGATATGCATCTTTAATATCTGCCTTTAATTGTTCTTTGTCATATATATTGTACCAATCACATAGATTGTCACAATATTCTTCAAAGTTATTAAATGCAGTATGCATTGAGTTAGAAGTACTATTTAATACAGCTGCATATAATGCTATTGCCTTACTTCTTTGTGCATATTTAAGTGTCTTAAAAGAATTAAAAACTACATCACAAGATATATTAAAGACTAGTTGTTTCTTGCTTTTTATGCGTTCTACTGTATAAGCTGTGAATTCTTCCATATATATTGAATTTAGTTATTTTCATTAAAACCCTATCTTTTTAACTAGTATAAGATAGGGAGTTATTCAGCTTTTCTATTACCACGTAGAAAGCAAATTAGAAGAGCTTTTGGAGACGTTTGATATCCCCATTGATTTTGCATTTTACACCTAAAACTTTATAAGTCGCAACTCACATTCTAGTTGGAATAGTTTGCTTACATTTTATAATAAAGAAACTGGTGCCCTCAATGTCTTGGGATTGTTACACAACTCCGTAGCTTACGCTACTCCGAAGTTATTGAGTTTTTTAAATTGACAGACTATTCTTATTCCCGGTCTGTCAGCGGTGATTATATCTTGATTATTGACTAATTTTCGCTATGTTCACATTCAATTGTGATATGCAGAATGCGCAAGGCTTATTAAGCCCTACGCTTCACACATTGAGAGAAAAAGCCATATATTTTAATCTACTAAAACATACGTACCGTTTTCAAGGCCTCTTTTAAAGTTACGTTCGGCAAGTTCTTCCGGTTTACCTTCAACACTATTTTCTTCAGCATCACAAAACAGTACAAGACTAATATTAGAATACATACGAGGTATTAACTCAGTTGTTTTATACTTTTGTCCTTTTGGAATAACTTTACCGTTAACCCTTGCTGTACCGTCACTTGTTTTTTCGACTTCTTTTTCGTCTGAATAATATTCGCCATCCCTGTTAAGGATATGAAACTTTTTACCCGTATCCCATTGATATAACATGAGGTTAATTTTGCGTTCCTCTATTACATTATTATCATCATCAACAGGCATACCGCTTTCAAGGCTATCACATAGTTCCCGTGTGGCTGGAAACATGGTTTTCGTGAAATTGTATACCCTACTTTGCATAGCCATAACGTTGATTGTACCATCATCGTTAAAAGCACTCGTAGCGTTTACATCACCAACCGTTCCAGTAGCACGTATAACATAATACGGTAACTCACGGTTTTCGTCCTCTCTCTTTTCAAATTGTTTAACAACACACAACATAAGCAAAAAAGTTTAAAAAGTTAAAAAATGTGAACATAGAAAAGGGAACGCCATAGAACAAAACAGCCATAGGGTGTTCCCTGCCGATACATAATACGGGGGAGTGAATCTTTGCTGGTCACTTCTCGCATCCTTTCTCCCAAAATTTTATTTTATAAAAAATTTTTAATAAATGTTAAATTATATTACAAATTTTAACATTTTGCGTTCATGTATATATGAAATACGATCCACATTATTATATACAGAAGATAGGGGATAGTATAGATTCGCTCCCCTATGTAGAGGTTACTGTTGATAACACTAAGATAATTGTTGTCAATATAAGAGCTGGTCGCGAACTAATTTATAAGGTATACTTTACTAATTTCAGTAAAGAGATTTCCGGCTGGTATCACAATATGAGTACAGATGAAATAGTAATATTCCACTGTTGTGAACACTATGTAAATAGGTTTAATGAAAGATATCTTAGAAGATGTAAAAGAGATGATATAGGTAGAATTAGGATATTTGCTAAACGAATAGCTAAGGCACAGTTAGTTGATCAATCTATCGCATTAGATCCTAGTAAAAGGTTAGTAAATATAATAAAGATTAAAGCAAAAGGGGAATACCGGCATCTGCATTTTATAACCTGTTATCAGAGTAAGGAGAAGGTAAAGAAATTATTATCTTAAAAAATGTTAAATTTTGTGTGTTAAATAGCCATAATTGTTCTTAATAAATGTTAAAAAGTTAATATAAAAGGGAACCTAAGTAGTGTTTTATACGTTACTGTCTATACAGTTAAAGACAGTCTAAGACAGATTAGACAGTATTAATAGTCCTTACTTTAGATAATGTCTTTACTTAGTTAAAGTATATATAATACGCATTATGGGAAAAAGAAAAGTAGTTAATAAAATAGAGGCATACTCAGGTATGTACATAAATCATAATAGAAACACTTATCAATTAGTACAAACAGATACTTCTCAGAAGTATTGTAAAGGTTGCGCTTTATATGACAATAGCTGTCCAGATAGAATTGTACAATTGTGTAGACAAGGTTATATACTTAAAAAGGTTGTTTTATGATTGTAGAATATAGACCTTCAGTAGAAGGATTAAGGAATATATATAGCAAACTTCTTACATTAGGCGGTACTATAGATATACCTGAAGTTGGTATTATGACTATAGAATACGATAATTCTGTAAGAGATAAAGTAATAGATTCTTACATAGAAGACGGGGAAACTAAAGAAATGGCTCAATATATAGTAGACTATTTTGAATATATTTACGGGTTATGAAAGAAGAATTCTGGATAGGCTTGATAATTGGTGGTGGTATAGTACATGCAATATATCAGGTTATACTAAACTTTAAGAAGTATGCCAACAAAAGAAAATAAAGTAGTAGAGATTCTAGGTAAGAAATTTGAAGTAGTTAAGACAGATAATGGTAGTTGTGACGGCTGTTATTTCTATACTAGACATTGTGTCCCGAAGGCTTTAAGGAATTGTATTTGGGGTGGAAACATACTGAAATTAATAGAACAAAGATAAAATTTATACGTTATAAAATATATGGAAGATAAAGTACTTGAAACAGTAGTTAACGGTTTAGAATATACTCCTCTGCAGGATATCTTAGTTAAACCTCTTGCACCTATTATGTTAAAGAAAGAAGTTACTGAAGCAGTTGGTACAGGTGAAAAAGATGTAGACGGTTATGAGAAGTTTGATACTAAGACTGAAGTAAAAGAAGTTGAATCAGAGTGGAGAACCGGTATCGTACTTGCAATTGGGTCTAATCTAGACTCTACTCTCCTCAAATTTGAAGTAGGAGATACTATTGTATTTAATAAGAAATTTGCTAAAGACTTTGATTTATTCAAAGATAGTATGCTGGTAAAATCTTATGATTGTGTTGCAAAGAAAGTTAAGAAATAAGTATTAATGCGTATTAATAGTTGTTGTGGGGCTAGGTCTGCGGATCTAGCCTTTTTTATTGCATTAAGTTAAATAGTTAACAAATGTTAAAATATAGTTACCTTTTTAACACTTCACGTTTATGTAATTGTAACAACTATTAAGACAATTAAAAATAATAATTATTATGGTACAGTATAAAGTAGTAAAAGAGTTTGCTTGTGGTAAGAAAGGTGATATCCTTACTTGGAATGATGAAACAGAAATGTTTGAGTTCTATTTTAAAGACGAAACGAGTGAACGTGCTTTGTTTATGGATAAAGATACTTGTGATGAATATGTTGATGAGGGCTATCTCATTGTACTCGATGATGAGGATGAATGTAGCTGTGACGATACTTTGTTGGAAGAGATGTCAGACAAGCTTGATACGATTGCCAATACGATTGATAGTCTCTTAGAACAGTACGAAACAGATCACAAGAAACTCGAAGAGGCTTATAATAATCAAGAAGTACCTACTTGTGTTAAAGTAGAAGCTGATACAGTTTATTATAACCTTACTAAAGTATTAAACAAGATTAAAGATATTATTAATGAATAAACTCGTAATAGGGATCCGAATAAATGAACAAATTAGTTAAAACAGTTAAGAAAACGGATCTTTATCGAGAATTCCTCAGATCGCTTGATGGCGTACTTTAGCTTACTGACAGGGAGCAGGATATAATGGTATTACTCATTGAATTAGACATTAATACTCCAAAGCTCCCTGGTTACAGTAAGAATGTTATAAGTACAGAAAACAGACGTTATCTAAAAGCCGCAACAGGCATTACAGGTGATAATCTAAGTAGATATATAGGAAGATTAAGAGATAAAGGTCTGATTGTTAAGGGTAAGGCAGATGATGAATGGATGGTTAATCCTGCTTTGATACCTGAAGTGATTGGAGATAGAGTACAAATTACTATCGTATTACGACTAGACAGAGAATAATATGAATATGGAATATATGTCAATTAAACCAGGTTCTATCCTATTACAAAGAGATTATAATTGGATAGTAAGACTCTGGTACAATATTAGAAAGAAGAATCTTAAGTATAATAAGTTTATTATATTTACAGATGATTGTGATCTAGTTAGTATTCAAGGTGAGCGTAAAGATGCAATAGTAGCAGAACCTAAGAAGGCTTATAGTAAAAAGGAACTTAAGAGATTGAATACTATTGTTGATTCTAGTAAGGAAGAAGGTGATTGGTTGTCTTCTAATAAAGCTACAGTAGCAGATCTATTCACAGCTATTAATTGCGTTAGACCTGATACCTTTGAGAATACTAAGGATTTGGATGCTTTCCTTGATAATAAGTATTACACTATTAAGGATTTAGCTGATGAACAAAACTGGAGTGAATATATTTATTGAGTTAAGTAAGAAGTATAACCTACCTACTTAGGTAATAAAAACAATATGTACTCACCCATTCCTGTTTGCTAACAGGAAAATAAGCTAGAGAGATGAAAAACCCCTAATGTTTACTTACTTAGGTAAGATAAAGATAAAGAAGAATCATGAGAGATAGAAAGATAATTAGACTGACAAAGATACCAGAGATTGACATAGTTACAGAATTAATTGAGTATATGGTATACTTTAAACTATCGTATCCTACTGGTAATAAAGATACTTGTGAAGTATAGTTAAATGATGTCTCTAATGAAATCATAACTCCTAGCGTTACTTATAAAATGACGGATGATGTTTACTTATATCTGTATTTACTTAGTAATAAAGCGGTAGCAAACATATATAAAACAATAAAAGATGATTAGAAAGTATGATTTAGACCTTTATCCCATGTCATTGTATATCGGTACAATATCTGACTTTTACAATAGTAAGAAGAGATTCAAGTTCTATGGAACTGTACAAGATATGTTGATTGATGATGATGGCATACCAGCAGATCCAATGGGTTCAGCAGCAACTACCTTCTTAGTAAAGGAAAGAAAAAGTGGTTATAAAGGAGTTATAACTTTCCTAGATGAAGATAGCAATGGAGCTATAAGTGAGTTTCTATTCAATACAATTGCACATGAGTCAACACATATTACTGATGCAATATGGCAATTAATTGGAGCTCGTGCAGAATCTTTTGATGAAAGAAACGAACCTTATGCATACTTAGTAGGATGGGTAGCCGGTAAGATAGGTCAATACATGATAGACTATATAAGAGATAATGAATAAAATAGATAAAGAAACCTCTCTACAATTACTTAAGCTAGAGAGAGAAAACTCTAAGGAAGCCCCTGAGATCATACAGAAGTTGCTAGACTCTGTAGAGAAGGCAGTTGAAGCTGATAAGATATCATACTTTGATTTCATAGAAGATATGATGAAAGGGCTAGAAGAAGTATCTGACGAAGATGATTCTTCATTAGAGAAGAGAGAAAAAGTAGTTAATGATATCTGTCAAAAGTTGATTGATAAATATGAAACAGGGGATAAAGAATGACTTTAAAGATAATAAACTCAGATGGGATTTATTGCCTCTAGAAGAATTAGAAGATATCGTTAAAGTATATACCGAAGGATCGAAGAAGTACGGAGTCAATACTTGGCAGTTACTTAAAGATGGTTACTCTAGATATAAAGCCGCATTATTCAGACATCTTGTGTTATTCGAAAAGGGAGAAGAGATAGACAACGAAACCGGTTGTAGACATCTTGCACAAGTAGCTTGGAATGCCATAGCAATGCTCTACTGCAGTAAGCACGGAGAAACTCAGGAATCCTTAATTGACAAACTCAATAACCGCATATCTAAGAAGATTGATGATTGCAATAGCTTATTAGATATACTCGATATAGATAGTATGATTTCTGAAAAGGAACATAAAAACAGAGAAAATATTGAGGAGTGTCAGAAAAAAGAAGAAGGTGAAATAAGAGAGAAGCTTGATAATCTAGGGCATGAGTTAAGCAATAGAACTTACAACCGCTATAATATCAAAGCTGAGTATATATGCAGAAATAATGACGGAAATCACGATGTATATTATGATATTAGCTCATTAGGAGATATACAGAAAGATATATTTGGAATCAATATCGATAAAGATGTAATACCTTGTGTACATTTTACAGGTAGTACTGATTTTCATACGCTAAATATATTAGTTAATAATCTGATAAGGAGATATGAAGATGAACATAACAAAGGAAAGTCTGGAACAGGAAATGGAGATTTATCAAAGAATGATAGAGAAGTATCAAATGGATCCAGAATATGTAAATCCTAATTGCTCTGAGAAACAAGCTAGAGTAATTCTAGCACGATTACAAAAAGAATATTATACAAGTTATAGAATAGATTAATATGGAAACTATAATTGGAAAAAACTTAGACTTTACATTAACAGGAGATTCATTTGAAGATCTCAAGTATAAAAGTGAACGCTCATGTTATGAACTTAGTGATATTAGAATCGCTGAGGATGATGGTAGAATTATCATTGATGAGACAACTAATAATGGCGTAGGAGGATATATCCCTTATAAGAAAGGACAAATTATCGGTATAATTCGTAATTGGGAACGTGAATACATCAAACGTCCTATTGTATTTGATTCACCTGAATTATTAGCCGTAATACTTGAGATTAAAGAACAAGTAGCAGCATATAAAGAAGAGCAATTGGGAAAAGATGTATCTTGTGAACGTAAAGCACCTAATTCTAATTCAAAAAGAGTATAAATGAAATTATTTGATATTCTAGGTGGTAATGTAACAATACACGAAGACGCATTAGCTATTCCAGCATTTAAGAAAATATGGGAGAAAGACAAGGCTGACAAACAACACGCTATAGCAGTTATCAGTTATATAGTCTTTAAGAATAAATGGGATAGTCCATATGTACTTAGTATGACCGAGGATATCTTAGAAGAATCATTAAAGAAAGAATTTTTCCCAGAAGGTTATCAACTTACTCCAGATGAACTAATAGCTGAAGATACATTTAAGAGATTACAATATACTCGTACTCTTGCAATGTTAAATAGTATTAGACTCAAACTAGATACTTTTACTCAATACTATCACGATAGTCTTGAAGAGGAACTAGATGAAAAGAAGATAGAGAAATACTTAGCAGGATTTGCTAAAGTAAAAGATACATATGTTACTCTAGACTTCTTGGAAAAAGCAGTTAAAGCTGGAGAAATGGATACTACTAGGGTTAAAGGTGATGCTAAGATTAATCCTTTCGAATTACCCACTGGTGTTAGAAAATAACACTGCAGAGATACAAAAAAATAACACTATCGTTTAGATAAACAAATTTAAGAGATTATGAAAAAGACTAATGAACTGCCAGACATAATAGTAGATCTGACAGATGATAATAAGACAGTAGAAGAAGCAATTGCAGAATGTGAAGCTGCACGCCAGGTAATTAAGCCTTGGTATAAAAGAATTACCAAACGTATCAAAGGTTGGTTTAAGAAATAAGGTTAAAACATATTCAATCAGCGACGTTACGTGGCGCGTCTAAAAAGAAGCCACGTCTTACTGCCCTATGGTGTAATGGCTAGCACAGGAGGCTCTAACCCTCTTAGTCTGGGTTCGAATCCTAGTGGGGCTACCAATAACTAACTGAAGTATGGCGCGCATACAACGTAACTACCTAAGTCACTTACTGAGTAATTAACAGTAAACACAGCTAATGAAGGTCCGAATCGTAAGTCGGCCAGTTCCTAGGGTCTGGTATAACCTAGAGAGCTATTCTAGTGCTTTTTGCACTGATTTTAAATTTTATCATAATGAAGTTTTAAGGTTTGAAGAGAAGGGGTCCGTTGTGAAACGTGCCCCTTTTATTATAGGTTTTAAAATAATAGTGAATTATGAATCGAATTGAAAAGGCGTACTCATTAGGGTACAGAGCTACAATAGATGGTAAGTTATATTTAAATGATAAAGAACTTCCTTTATATATAAGGAAGAAAAATTTAGGAAGAAATTTATTATACTTTTGGGTTCCAGGAATAAATGGAGTGCTATACTTATCTAAGTTACAGGCATATTAGAAATATGGTAGTAAGGCTTTTGAAGAAAATTGTATGTATATAGATGGAAACACATTAAATTGTTCTCAAGAGAATATAACTCTAAAATCTGTATATAAGAAGACATTAGAACAATAGAATAAATACTACTGTTCATCGTGTAACAAAGTACTAGATGAATGTAATTTCTATAAATGTGATTTAACAGAGAAAGAGTGTCCTTACAGAATAGCGCAATGCCGAAACTGTAGGCAGGATAGAGTGAGGAAAAACAGAAATTATATGTTAAACAAAAAATCATCAGGATGCTGTATATGCGGAGAGAAGGATGTAGCATGTTTAGATTTTCATCATATTAGTGATAAATATGATCAAATATCTCATATGCAAACACATTCTCTGAAGAGAATTGTTGAAGAAATAGGCAAATGTGTAATCTTGTGTTCAAATTGCCATAGAAAACTACATTATCATAATAAAAGTATAGAACAATTAAAACAAGAACTAAATGGTAGACTTCACAAAGAATATTGTTAATTCTGATAAATTTCGTGGTCCTGCTTTAACTTTTATTAGAACTGGTAGTTACTGCAATTGGCCTAAAAATACAACGGAATATATGCGTTTCTGGCAGGAAGAGTAGCAGAAATGTATTAATGGTTATACTGCTGATGATGGAGATTTCATTAGTGGCTATAACTATTTTTATTTAAATTACTGTCCTATTTATCGTTAGGTTAATCGTATAGTGGATGGTAAGAATAAATCAGAACACATTGTTACATTCCCTGATTTCTGGGATTATGACTATTACTACTTCCAATGTGTAGAACAATGCAAAGAAGAGGGTAAACATTTGTGTGTATTGAAATCCAGACGTAAGGGTTACTCATACAAATGTGCTGCTATGCTATGTCGTAATTACTATTTAATACCTGATTCTAAGTCATATGTATATGCATCTAATAAATAGTATTTGACAGATGATGGTACTCTTACTAAAGCTTGGGGTTACATGGACTTTATTGACGAACATACTGCATGGAGTAAAAAGAGATCTGTTAGTACTCAGCTTAGACGTAGAGCGGGTATGTGGGTTACTGATGAATACGGTAATAAGATTGAAGTAGGTTATAAGTCTGAAATCATTGGAGTTACTTTGAAAGATAATCCAGACGTAGTACGTGGTAAGATTGCTAATCTTATTATGTTTGAAGAGGCCGGTTCTTTTAAAGAATTAAGTGCGGCATGGCAAATTGCTAGACCTTCTGTAGAGACAGACGGTATAGCATTTGGTACTATGATTGCATATGGTACAGGTGGTGATACGGATTCTAACTTTGCTACACTTAAAGAGATGTTTTATAAGCCAAAAGGATTTAATTGCCTCGAACTTAATAACATCTGGGATGAAGCAGTAGACAACACTAAATGCGGATTCTTTATACCTTAGTATGCCAACATGGATATACGTGACGATAAAGGTAATCGCCTGTATATGGATAATGATGGTAATACTTTGACCTATAAAGCAAGGGAATATATACTGTCCGAAAGAAAGATAGTTATTGAGAATTCTACTAATTCTGTAGCAGTAGATAGATATATTGCGGAACGTCCTATTACTCCTGCTGAAGCATGTTTGGAATTCAATGGTAACATATTTCCTAAGAAAGAACTACAAGAACAATTAGCAAGAATACGCACTAATAAGAAGTTAACCAACCATAAACAAATAGGGGATTTAGTGTGGGAATCTGATGGATCATTAAAGTGGATAGTAAAGAAATAGGGGGATATTACTAAATACCCACTAGGCAAAGACGATGATCCTACTGGTTCTATAGTAATATGGGAACATCCTGTAAAAGATGCTCCTGTTGGTTTATATATACTTGGGGTAGACCCTTATGATCATGATTAGTCAGGTACTAATTCGTTAGGTTCTACATTTGTTTATAAGCGTTTTTAGGGCTTTGAAAACTATTACGATATAATTGTAGCTGAATACACTGGAAGACCTTCTACAGCAGAAGAATACTATGAAAATTTACGTAAATTAGCGGTTTATTACAATGGTAGAATTATGTATGAAAATGAGCGCAAAGGCCTGTTTCCATATTTTACTGCTAAGCATTGTGACTACTTGTTGGCTGATTAGCCAGACATTATATCTGATATTGTTGGCAATTCTAAAGTTTAGCGTAAGAAAGGTTGCCACATGAATAAGTAGATAAAACAATGGGGTGAAGGATTGATCAAAGACTGGCTTAATGAGGAAAAATCCCCAGGGCATAAAAACCTGCATGAGATACTGTCAGAACCGCTATTAGAAGAACTTATAGGTTACAATGATATAGGTAACTTTGACCGTGTCATGGCGTTGATGCAGGTAATGATTTATCGGGAACAACTATACAATGTAGTTGTTAAAGAGAAGAAAAAAAGTAATAGAGAACGACTATTATTCGACGGTCCTCTATTTACTTATGATAATTATAACTATGACGATAGTTATAATCAAGTCGATGAAGATGTATATACATTTAATTAACAGAATATGATAAGTAAAAATATTGGTTCATTTCCAGTATAGAAACTACCTATGTCAAAGAAGACAAAGGACTGGAAAGAAGCATGCGTAAATTACATAATCGGTAAATCTGGATTTAGTAGTGGCAGTGGTAATAATGGCCGTACTAGATATGAAGAGATGTAGACATACTATGATTTATACAATAGTATCTATAATGAAAAGGATTTACTTTATGTTACTAACCCTTTTAAATAGAAAGACGGCTTCCCAGCTACTGCACAGGACTATAACATAATTAAGCCTAAAGTTGACTTATTACTCGGAGAAGAAACTAAAAGACCCTTTAATTTTAGAGTTGTACGTACTAGCGATAATGCTACTAGTGACATACAAGAGAGAGCTAAGTAGATGCTTACCGATTATATAATGGGTATGATCATGGCTAATATGGGTCCCGAAGAGGCTATGAGATTTCAGCAAGCTATATAGTCTGGAGAAATAATGCCTCCCGAATAGATTCAAAAGTATTTGAATAAAGACTATAAGGATACTGCTGAAACTACTGCATATCATAGCCTCAACTATTTAAAGAACAAACTTAATATAACCCATGAGTTCTATAAAGGGTGGAAGGATGCTTTAATTGCTGGAGAAGAGATATACTATGTAGGTATTATTAACGGCAATCCTTACTTAGAGAGAGTAAATCCTTTATACTTTAGTTATGATCAGACTGCAGATTTAGAATTTATACACGACTCAGATTGGTGCTGTCGTAAGATGATTATGTCAGCTACTGAGATATATGATAGATTCTATGACAAAATGTCTGAAAAGCAATTGAATGAGTTGCTTGAGATGATTGAAAACACTAGTAGAGGTGGTATTAATCCAGAAGTAAGAAAGACATCTTTAGACTATCCACATATTAAAACACATACTATTAATGGGTTTACTTCTAATCCATTTGAAGGTAGTGATAATATTAATGTATGGCATTGCTGTTGGAAGTCATTTAAAAAGATAGGATTCGTCACATATTAGGACCCTGAAACTGGCGAGATTGATGAATTACAAGTAGACGAATCCTATAAAGTTACAGGACTAGAAATAAATGTAGAATGGTCTTGGATTATAGAAGTGTGGGAAGGATATAGAGTGGGAGAAGATTTATATATAGGTATACAACCACTTGAATATCAACACATATCTGCAGATAACTTAAACTCTTAGAAATTACCTTATACAGGAGTAGTATATAATAATACCAATAGTTCTCCTAGATCATTAGTAAGTATGATGAAACCTTTACAATACATGTATATTGTACTCTGGTATCGTCTCGAATTAGCTATGTCTAGAGATAAAGGTAAAGTACCAGTTATTGACGTTACTTAGATACCTAAATCTATGGGTATTGATGTAAATAAGTGGATGCATTACTTAGGAGCTTTAGGTGTTGTCTTTATTAATCCATATGAAGAAGGTTGGGATATACCTGGTCGTGAGGGAGGTAAGCCTTCGTAGTTCAATCAGTTCTAGGCATTAGATTTAAGTATGGCTAATACTATTGATCAGTATATTAATCTAATGAATAAGATTGAAGACATGGTATCTGAAATCTCAGGAGTAAGTAAACAACGTGAGGGTTCTATTGCGTCTAATGAATTAGTAGGTAATGTAGAACGTTCTGTGGTACAATCTGCTCATATTACTGAGCCTTGGTTCTGGGTACATAATTAGGTAAAGAAAGAAGCTCTTACTATGCTTCTAGATACATCAAAAGTAGCATGGAAAGATAATAAGCGTTGTCTTCATTATATATTAGATGATGCTACTAGAGCATTTATAACACTATCTGATGAATTCTTCTATGAAGATATGGATGTATTTGTAGATGATACAACCAAGAATCAACAACAGGTAGAGGCTCTTAAACAGCTTATGCAACCTGCTATGCAGAATGGTGCTAGCTTACTTGATATTGCTGAAATTATTACTATGGACAACGTTAGTATGATTAAGCAACGTCTTGAAGAAATAGAGCAAAAGAGAATGGAACAGCAACAAGCTATGGAACAAGCTCAAGCAGAACGTGAACAGCAAATGGCTCAAATTCAGAATGAAATTAAAGAAGAAGAGCTTATGCTTAAGGAAGCTGAAATGGATCTTAAGAAATATGAAATTGATTCTAATAATGCTACTAAGATAACTGTTGCTCAATTAAATGCTTATAGAGGTGCCGAGAATATGGATCAAGATATGAATGGAATACCTGATCCTATAGAAATAGGTAAACAAGCCATTGAACAACAAAAGGTAAATTCTGATATTGCTTCTAAACAATTTGAGTTCAATAATAAGAAACGTGAAATGGAAATGAAGCGTGATGTTGAAAACAAGAAAATTCAACTTGAAAAAGATAAGATGAAGCAAGAAATGGAATTGCAGAAATAGAAAGATAAAGCTGCAATGGAGCGTGAGAAATTGAAAGCAAAAACAGCTATCAAAAACAAAGTAACAGGAGAGAAGTAATATGAAGATAATTAAGAATAAGTTTATACCTTTTAAGGGTTATAAATTGATAAATCTGTTTGGTGTTATATTCCAAAGAAATGATGCGGTAGTTACAATGACAGAGTACAACCATGAGAAAATCCATTTGAAATAGATGCAAGAAATGTTGTGGATTGGTTTCTACTTATGGTATGCTATAGAATATCTTTGTATAATGCTGTCCTGTAAATGGAATAAACAGAGTGATAGATATCACGATGTTAGCTTCGAAGAAGAAGCACACAATAATGATAAGAACCTAAACTATTGTAAAGAGCGTAAGCACTATGCGTGGTTTAAGTATTTAAAAATAGGTAGTTATAAAAGTAAAAAGGAGAAATAATTATGGCATGTGGTGGAAAGAAATCCGGCGGTAAAAAAGGAAAAGGCGGAAAAGGTAGTAAATAATTGAATTATGGATAAACAAGCATTTAAATAGAGAATGCAGAACCTAAAGTCTTACCGGGAGAATAATCCCGGTAAAGGCTATTGGGATTGGAAAGTACAAGCCTATCAGAACGGGGGAGACATACCATTGTGGTAGTAGTATCAATATAGTGGTCCTAGTTATCAAGATGTATTAGATGATTTAAAGCAAAATAGTCCAAGTACTTATAATCAGTTACAACAAAGTAAGGCTGCAGATTCTCAATCTTCTAGTGAAATTGTTCGATATGTAGATTCTAAGGGTAGATTACAATCAACCAGTAATCTACAAGGTTTAAGTCCTGTAATTACTTCTGACTATCTACCTGGAATTGGAGATGCAATGGAGGTAACACAAATAGTTCAAGATGTCAAGAACGAAGATTATGGTGCAGCTCTAGCTGGCTTAGGTTTACTAGCTTTACCTGGTAATTGGTTAAGTAAGATAAAGAGTAAGTACGGTAAGAAAGGCTTAGTAAATTCTATTTACAATAATGTAGCTCCTGGATCCTATTATGATAGTTATATACCTGGAGGTAGTAAGAAAGATGAACTTAAAGGGGCATTAAAAGATTATTTATTGGGTAAAGGAGACAAGATAGATCCTAAATGGGAAAACTGGATAAACAGTCCAACTACTCTAGGCAGCTTTATTGCTAAAGATAACAAGAAACAATAGCATATGCTAGATGTTATGACAGCAGCTAGAAAAGAAGCTTGGCAAAATTATCTAGGAATTCCTCATGATGATAGATATCTTATTAATACCGGTATCAAAGAAAACGGTATGCCTGTGTATAGAAGTAATGTAACAGATGTACCAAATGTCTAGTTGAGAGATATAGCGAAAACTACATAGCATAAACCTGAAAGTATTCCTTATGTACATGGAGATATGATAAATAGTACTGGTGGAAATATATCTGTAAAGTATAAAGATAATGGTGATTTACGTACTATTACTACCGAAGATATATGGGATCTTAATCCATTTAAGGATGCTAATAGAGCTAGAATATTACCAGAATGGCTGAAAAACAAGTATATGCATATTGAAGTACAGCCTGATGGATATTAGAAAAGAGTATGGAACGATAATGCTCCAAAATGGTTAATTGATCTAGAACCAGCTAATTTATTAGGTATACCTGGACCATTTTTAAATAGAACTACATTTAATGCCAGATTATTAAATAAAGATTAGGCAGTGAAAAAAGTTCCTATATCAAAGGAAGAATATGTAAACAAACGCTTTGGTACAGAACTCGAATTAATAGATCCTTCTGAAATGACTGACAAAGAGTTTTAGAAATGGAAGAAACTAACACAGAATCGCTATAGTGAAGAATATGATAGACTGAATGAACAATAGAGTGAGAGGTTATTTGAATTCGTTCCTAAAACAGAAGAAGAACTATTAGATAAATATGGCATATATGTTAAGAAGTATTCAGATGGTGGAGAGGTAAGTGAGTTTCAGCGTAAGACTAGAAGAGATATAATGCAAGAGTCTTTAGTAGATGGAAGACCTGATTACAACAAGATGTTCTAGAATCAGAATGAATATCAAAAAGACTTTGCAAACTATTGGTATACTGAGAGAGCTAAGAATCCAAAATATTCAGATTAGATAGGAGGAGATAAATTAGGCAGTGTATTATCTAATATAGATAAAGCTACATGGAAAACCCCTACTGAAGCTATGAGAGATAATATGGTAGGATAGGGTTATAATCCTACAGATGCTCAGATTAATCAATAGCTTAATATACTTAAGGAAAAAGGTACTAAGGGTTTTGCTAATCCAAAAGCTCACAGTTATACTTCACTAAGACCTGCTAATACTTGGCATGAAGGTGTTGGTCATATGGTAGGAGACAATACTCCAGCTATACTTAATGCTACTCCTAATGTACGTATTAGTAATCCTGATAGTTCGTATGAAGATTATGTCAATTAGGCTAATGAGAAACACGCATAGACTTGGGACTTTAGAGGTAATAATTCAAATCTGAAAGATGATTAGGGTAACTACTATATAGATCCTAATAGACAACTTACTCCTGAAGATATAAGTAATATGCGTAGTAAAGGAGCTAAGATACCTGAACAATGGGAGTCATTAGAAGATGCAGACATATCAGAACTTACTAATACATTTGCATATAATATGTATTAGGATCCAGTATAGTATATGGCTAATGG